GGTCTGAGGACCACGAATTTTTTGCGAATGTGAGATTTTTTGAGTGAGTGCAAAACTTGCCGGCGGCCAAAATAGGGACCCTCGGAGATCATGCACGAAGACCGCGATATTTTGTGCGAATTATCTAAGCGGTAAGAAATGAAGCGCCCAAAAAGTCAGCGCAAAAACGGACGGCCGAAAGCTGCGCCGCTATTTTTTAAGAAGCTAAGAGAAAAATTCGAGCTGCCGGCTAAGAATGTTTCACACAAAACAAATAGCGATGCCGAAACTGCTTATCTTTTGGGATCAAATGCAAATGAAGAGCGGCTTCACCTGGCGCTCGAAGAAGCCGAGAGTGGAAATTTGCCGGTGTTCGAATCGACCGACGATTTGCTCAAAAGTCTGCGTGAAAAGTGAAGGCAGTGCAAAACTTCGTTTTGGCGCGAGGTTTTCAACTTCCAGCAACTTTTGCTGAACAACTGCTATTTGAATAGAACTTTCGAATTTTCGACCTCGCTCGCGTTCCGCCAGAATTCGACCAGGGTTGCCATCACCTCAGGCTCAAGATAGATGAGGCATTCGCTCTTGTGGCTGTTAAGTCGTAATTCGATGCCGCAACCATCAAAAGTCGCGTAAACGGCATCACCGATATAGACCGTATTCGATTGATCAAATTTCATGTAGCACTTTTAAATTTCTGGCAAACGGTACCCGCTGCACGGCACACAGAAAATGACGGCCAGGAGTGAGCACCGTTGTTGACGTTATCTGGGCGTTCTCTCGCTGCCGGTATTCCTTTGTCTGCGGTGCGTTGTTGTAGTAGGCTCAAGAAGAAGTATCTGGTTCTAGATATTTGGGTTTTTGGGCTAGTTGGTCGGAAACTAGTGTGTGCTAGTGGACGATTAACTAGCCTTTTTTCTTTAGCGAGCACGCTCTATCAATTACTGCCGCAGACGCTGCCGATCATCGTCTAGAGCAGTTGGCGCGGAATCTTTTGCACCCACGCCGGGGGCGCGAGCTCGTGCTGGTCATCGGGCAACCAATAGCGCTTGGTGCAGCCTTGTCGGTCCTCGCTGCCCTTGAGTTCAATCCAGCGTTCTTGTGTGATTTCAGATGTGCAAAAGTAGGCAAACCATTGCCAGCCGTGGCGGTCCTTGACGGTCAGAAAATGCGTTCGCGAGATGAGGGTGCAGAGATGAGGGGGAGCATCCATACCGCAGAAGCAATTGTGTAATCCCCGAGGAGTCGCGCTGTCAAGGGATCAGTCGCCGCTCACGGGCAACCTGCACCCACGTCTCGGGCGCAGGCGGACGGTCTCCTAACCACGCCGGCTGTGTTCCCGGCAAACAATAGGTGGCCAAGCATACTCCTGGAGGCGTGTTCGAGCGCAGTTCAAACCAGCAGCCTCGCCACGGCTCGGCCCGAGCGAAATAGACATCGCCCTCAGCAGCGCTGCACAGCAGTGTTCGTCGGGTTGAGTCTTGCAATTACCATTTCCAGAGACGGCCGAGCTTAGCCGGCGTTGTGAAAACCGAAATGCGAGGCCGATAGAATCCTGGGGCTTGATTCGCGTCCAGCAAAAGCGGCGCTGGCGGTGAGTGCTGTCCCGCTCCTACCCAATTCGGGACTTGTTGCTGAGTCTCCCACGAACGAGGGCGACGGTTGAACAGTCCGGAGTTGGTGTTGCTGCCGGTGACATCGAGGCCTGCAACATGGGTAAACCAACCAACTGGTTCGCTCCTGTACGGCGAGGAGAAGAGCGGTGACAACATCAACGGCGGTCGCGTCACCTGCTCGCCAGTTTTTTTATGCGGCGGCAAGAGGGCCGCAAAAGCTCTGCGCCAGGAAAACATGGCGTTAGTATCAGAGACGGCGCAGCTCTGGACAAGCGACATCTTTTGTGCTGTCAAGCCCGTGGTCCAGGGTGTACGGTTTAGGCGGTCAAATCGACCTAACAAAGTCACCAAAAATGGACTATCAAACCAAGCCCCTGACTCTGGCTCCGTTCCCGTCGATCCCCGCAAAGGAACTGCAGCGTTACGATTTGTGCAAAGCTCTGCGCGAGGCGGGCGATCAGCGATTGAGCGGCCTGGAAAAAGCGGTTGACGTTGCTCTATCTGAAGGGCGCCAGAAAAAAAATCCGAACGCAATTTGGCTCCCCGATTCGTGTCTCTGCTTTTCGTTAAGAGACACACCGATCGGGCGAGCGGTGATGCGCGACGCCGTGGCAGGTACGCCTGGCGCCGGTGGTTCGCTTATCCAGACGGATGTGTCGCCGCGACTGATCGACCTGCTCAGAAAAAAGATGGTCTTTGGTCGAGCCGGGGCCGTTTTTCTCGACAATCTTCAGGGTGATTTGGCGATTGCAGGTCAGACCTCGGCCTCCACTTCGGCGTGGCTTCCCGAGATCAGCCCCGCGACCAGTTCGGACCGAACTTTCGCACAAATTGTTTTGTCCCCCAAGAGATTGAACTCGGTTGCGGTGGTCAGTCGACAATTGTTAACTCAAAGCGCTTTGAGCGCCCAACAGTTCGTCGCCAACGATTTGTTGAGGAGCATCGCAGTGGCTGAAGATTACGCAGGGTTATGGGGCACTGGGCCGGCTAACAACCAGCCTGTGGGATTGTTTACCATCCCGAGTTCCGCGCCCGGGACGAGCGTTTATGGCGAGCTAGCCCCCTCGGTGACGTTCGCAACAGGCGGGCCGCCGACGTGGGCCGCAGTCTTGCAATTCGAGGCGAATGTCGCCGGCGCGTGCGATGTGGATCTAGACCCTGCAACCACCCGGTTCGTTTGTTCGCCGAGCACATTAGCCGCGTGGAAGGGATACGCACGTCAGGATGCACGAGGCGCGACCACCTATTATCCAAACTTTTACGCGAATGACGCAGGTATCGCTGGCTGGGATTTTATCGGAACTAACCAGATCGGAGCCACTAACCAAGTGCTCTTTGGAGATTTCTCGAATGCGATTTTTGCCCACTGGGGCGGCACTGAAGTTTTTGTGGATCCGTATAGCCAAAGTACCAGCGGGCGCGTTCGCTTTATTTTGGACAGCTGGGTAGATGTTAAGTTCCGGCACACGCAAGCCTGGGCGATCTCGACAAATTCGGGCGTGAGCAATTAATAACAAGTTATGTCTCGGAAACTTTCTAACCGTTTGCTGCGAAAACGTGCAGAGGAACTGCTGGCCTCCTGGGCGCAGGAGGAAAAGCCTGCTCAAGTTAAAGCGCCTATCATTACTAACTTTCGCTTTAGCCCTCTGAGCCGCCAAGCACCCGAGCAGACTTTCGGGATACGTCGACCGTGATGGAAACTAACCGACGTCGGTTAGTTGTATCAATTACACGGAGCCGGTTCGCTCCGTGAGCTCCTGCAGTGCATTCATCACCATCTCTGCGATTGCGTAGCCGTCACCGGCGACAGTGTTAACCGTCACATTGAAAGTGTGACCGATACCGCCGGCACCGCGTAAGGGCACCACCGCTTCGGGCCCAGACTCGCCAATTAGCGCAGTCGTCGGACGTCGCACAATGCCGCCAGCAGCGAGGCGAAAAATGTCCTCGTTCATCGGATTCTTGCTCCCGCTGCGATCGGCGAAGCGAACGTGGCGCCCTTGATCGTCAGTGAACCATTGCCCGGGCTGCACCCCGTAATGAGCTTGCGCGCCGTAGCCAAGCGCGACATCACCAGGACTCAAGGGCCCTGTCTTTCCAGGCCACGCACCGATACGGTGATACGAGTTATAATCGTAGTCAGCAGACCCGGGCGGATCGATGCTCGGCCCGTATTCAGTGACGCCAGCACCACCGCCAGCGACCGCACCACCAAAGCCCCCCGTGGCTGCTCCAAGGGGCATAGAGAGCATGGCCTGGGCAAATGCATCTAGCGCCGCGGTCGCAGTCTCGGTTGCCGGGATCAGCCCGGGGCTATGACCTTCGAACGCTTTGGTGAGTGACTCTGCCGCCGCGGCGAGCGCGGTATCAACTTTCAACTTGTCCTGGGCCAGGGTTAAAGCGGATTTAGCGTGATCAATTTGGTCTTGGGTGCCCAACAACATCTTATTGTCCAGGTCGCTTTGCCGCTGGTTGACTGTCTCCTGGTCGATATCGACGGTGCTGCGGGCTTTATCCGCCGCTTCGTTCATTCGTTTCTCTTGATCCGAGGGCGCCGTCAATTTCAGAAAGGGCGGGATGTGATCCGAGATCCATTGAACAATGTTGTTCCAGAAATCTTTGATGGCGTTGAAAAACCCAACCACCATATCGTGGCCGGGTCCGCCGCACCATTGCCCGAAGGTGTACATGTCCTTGAAGAAATCAGCAATTTCACCAAAGAAATCCATACTGACTCCGCCGATTGCGGTCGATACCGTCACCAAACCTTGCAGGAAATCTTCGACCTGCTCCGTATGAATGCTGGCCAGAGTGTTAGAGAGATCGTCTAACCATTTGGTCAATTTATCCGCCACCGTCGGTGTCGGTGCGGCCGGCAGGATTGTCTCGGATTCGAATTCTCCGCCCAGTTTCCAGGCTGGCGTTACCCGGCCCAGTTGCGGCCGTTGTTTACCAAAGGTCTCGGGACGCTGACCGGCAAAGGCGTAGATATCGCTAGTGAGATATTTTGATTCTGTACTTTTGGAGATTAAACCCAGCTTCACCATGAACTGCTGGATGCCGTCTCCGACGGTCTGGAAAAAATGGATAATCTTTTCGCCGTTAAACAGCTTGAAATACTCGGTCATGCTGTCCGCTATGGTGCGGATCCCTTGCAGCCAGGTGTCGAATGCTTTCAGAAAGCCGCTCTTTTCGAGCAGGTTCAGCAACGTCATCGAGATGTCGTTAACGATGCCGCCGAGATCGACTTCGATGAAGTTCAGCCTCGCGATGAATCCCGTCCAGATACCTTGCGCTGTCTCCGCGTGTTTCTGCATCGCGTCCGCATAAATCCCCATGCCGTGCGTCAAAGTGTAGAGTGCTTTATCGACATCGGTGAAGGTGATCTGTTTATCATGCACCATCTTTTGGAATTTCTGCACGTTGGCATCCGTGGGGTCCATGCCATAAGCCTTCATGATCTCGGACGTGATGTTGACGCCAGCCTGGGCGAACTGGTTGAGAATTCGCTTGTTGACGAGGTGCTCGCTGAACGCCTCGCCGTATGCGAGCGTCAGCCGTTCCATCATCTCTTGCCCACCGCCAATACCGCTCACGATGTCGCCCAGCTCATTCGTGCGCGACTCGAGCAGACTCTTGTCCATGCCGCGCCCTGTCAGCGCTCGAGCGGCGCCGTACAGCGTCTCGGGCGCAAAAGGACTGCCGACAGCGGTTTCCCGCAAGTTCTTGATCAGCATGTTGGCATAGGGCTGATCGCGCAGCAGATTACCAATTCCCTTCTGCGTCATCTCAAAGTCAGAGGCTGCTTTCGATGCGTTCTGCAGCAGTTCCACGACATCCCCGATACCTTCCTTGACCATCTCGACGCCGCCCTTAAATCCTTCCCAGAGCGCTTCGCCGCTAAAGACGCCGGCTGCAATTTCTTTAACTCGTTTCAGGCTAGCCTCAAAGCCGGTCAGTTCAGCTTCGGCTTGGCGAGCGCCACTCCCCATTTTCTTGAATCCCTCCGCGACCGCGTTGTTGACCTGGCCAATCTGTTTTTCGATTACCGCCAACCGGTCTAGACTGTCTGCCAGCTTTTTGACTTCGCCGACCACTTTAGCGCTGGCGGCACCGACCGAGGCGTCCGTATGCCCCGAAATTAGGATCTTTAACTCTTGTAGATCGCGAGTGATGACTCTATCCCGCCTCGTTCCAGCGGGCCCCCTTGTTTAAATTCTCGGTCATTTCAAAGCTTACTTACCGACCTGGTGAACTTCGGCAGGGCAGAAGCTTAGTGTGCGACTCGGGCCTTTCGCCCTTTCGTAAGCGGTTTAGGGAGTTGTCCGCGTTCTTCCAATTCTTCCCGGACTAGTCGAGCAAGTTTGGTTACGGCCTTGGCTTGGGTGTGACCGTCACAGACCGCGCCGTAAGGGAAGAACTGCGGGCAGTAGCCAAGAAAGGCACCGTCTTCATCACTCCATTGAACCCACATGGTGATTTTTTTGGTTTCGCTCATGGCTTGCGTACCATTCGGCCTTTAACCGCGTTCTTAACTTGCTTTTCTAGGTAGGGTTTAGAGTCGTCGTTATCGTGACCCGGAATCAGCACCGCCCCAGGGAATTTGTCGTGCTTGAATTTCCGGTGGGAGCCCTTGCCCCCGGCAACCTGTGACCAACCAGCCGACTTTAAATCCTTGATCAGGTCTCGGATCTTGCGAGGCATCTTTCATTGGCAAAGCGTTGGCACAGCGACAGACTAGCCGAGCTTGGCCGGCCTGGTAAACTTCGGCAGGGCAGGAGGGATTTCAAGTTAGTTCAAGCCGATTTCAAAACGCCTGTTAGTGAATCTGTTAGCGAATTGGCGATTTTCTGGCTCTGATTTGTTGTAAGTGCCTCATTCTAAGCACCTACGGATGGGGAGGGATTCGAACCCTCGGTACCTTATTCACCCCTCTGTAAGTGCCTGATTCCGAGAGAGAAGAATGTTCTAGAATGTTCTGGAATTAAGTTGCTCGGTAGTGAATCGTGTTAGTGAGTCTATGGCTTCGGTTCACCGCAACACTCGATCCCCCAAAGGCACCTGGTACGCAGTTCTCACTCTCGGCGACGGACGCCGGGTCTGGCGTTCGACTAAGACCCGGGATAAGCCCAAGGCGAAGGTTATCGCCGAGGCCTGGCAGAGTGCCGAAGATGCGGCAGCAGAGGGGCGGCTTTCCCAATCCCGGGTCTTAGAAATCTTAAATGAAACCCTCGAACGGATCGGCTCCTCAGGAATCGACTTCGTTAGTGTCGGAAGCTGGTTGGGTGAATGGCTCGGCTCTAAAGAGGGCCAGATTGAAGTTTCAACCTATAAAGCCTATGCCCAGGCTGTTGAGGAATTTTTAGCCTACCTGGGCGGACGTGGCGCCCAAACCCGGCGTCTGGATTCCATTACCACAGCCGATATTGAAGGATTTATCCGGCTCCTACGCAAAGAGGGCCGATCCCCGGCGACGATCAATAAGCTGATCCGCAAATATTTGTCAGCCCCATTCGAGAAGGCCCGCAAGGTCGGCAAGATCCGCTTCAACCCGGTCATGGCGACCGCGCCCGAAAGGAGCGAGTCGCTCAGTAAAGAGACCTTTACGGGCGACCAAATCGCCGCTCTGCTCGCGGTCGCTGATTCTGATTGGCAAGGGGTGATCCTGTTCGCGTACGGGACCGGGGCCCGACTCGGTGATTGCAAGAGCCTTAAATGGTCGAACCTCGATGTTGCGAACGGGATCGTCGTTTTTCGTGAGCGCAAGACCAAGGCCCAGGCGGTGCTTGGGTTGCACTCTGACTTTCTTGATTGGCTAGCGGTTCGGCCCACACCCGAGGAGGCCGCTGACGCACCGGTATTCCCCACGTTGGCCGACAAGGCGTTGAATGGCGAGCACGGGCTTTCGAATACGTTCGTTGCGTTACTCGACAAGGCGGGTATTGAAAAGCGGTTCTTGCGTCAAGGCAACGCAGGCAAAGGCCGTTCGGTCAGGGCGCTCTCGTTTCACAGTTTCCGGCACACCGCGGCCAGCAATGTATTCAACGGGGCGGCCCTTCGGGAGATCACCCGCCGGGTCACCAATCACGCCGCCGGGGGCGTAGTCGACCGCTATATCCACGAGGATCTGGACGCAATCAAAGCCGCCACTCAACTCATCCCGCGGTTGCCCAAAGCCCAATAGGGGTTCGCGGTTCCATGGAAGACGAAAAGTACAAGAAGATAGAATATCCGCCTGGCTATCTCGATGCGTACCAAAAGTACAATATCGACAATCTTAACTTTGAGCAGCCGCTGGACAGTCCTGCCGATATTTGGGAACAGCTCGAAGATTGGCGCGACTATGAAAAAGGATATCCTGGGTTACTCGAAAAGTTCTCTGCCGATTCCCCATTCTATCGCCAGGTTTTGGAAAGCGGCGCCGCAGATATCGAAAAATTCAAGGCCCGGCTTCTAAAAGCCGCTTTCGACGGTGACCGCGCTTACTTTGAAAATCTTCTCAAAGTCATGGATTACGATAGTTGGCCCGAACCGGAAATGCACGGGATCCGGGCGGCGCTTCAAGTCTTTGACGCTCTCTTTATCGGTGAATCTAAGAATGACTGGCCGACCAAACGCGAAGTGAGAGCCAGAGCCGAAGAGATTTTAAAAGCGGCCGGAAAAGCTGTTCCGAAAAAACACGCTTGGACCCGAATTCTTCGAAAAGCGGGCTTAGGCGCGCTTAAGCCGGCTCGAGCTGGCAGACCGACCAAGCGTTAAAAATAGTGGGCCTCTAGCTTTTTCTTCAAGGCCACCAATTTCAGGCGAAATAGGTGCTCTTAAAAAATCTTTCTGAGGCCGACTATTTCGGATTGCGAATTTGTGCTCAATATTGTTCATGAGCAGAAAATTCGTCGAACCCGACTGGGAGAAGCTCCAAGACGCGAGCGCCAGGACCGGGCTATCCATTTCGGAGATCTATCGGCAATGCATGACCGAAGAGGTCTTGAGCGTCCATATTGTTAAGCCCGGGAAACGCAAAGGCGTTCGGTTGATTAACAAAAAGTCGCTCGACGATTTTATCCATTCGTTCCTGCCTGGGGGTGCTCGGTTTCAGAGGGCTCAACTGGCCAAAGCGCAATGAGCACAGGCGATTCGAATTGGCCTTTAGTGGATCCACAAGACGACGGTATCCGGCCAGCCGGACCGTCGGATGCGTGTTTTTATTGCGAGCAGTTAGTGGGTACTCCGCACGCTCGCGATTGCGTCGTCGTAACCAAGGTCGCGCGTTTCCGGTGCAAGTTGGATATCGACATCACGGTCCCGCATTCGTGGAGTCCAGACCAAATCCGGCGATGTCAGCTCGAACACGGATTTTCAGAGGTTTGGGCAATTATTTTTGAGGGTGGCGACAACGGGCAGGATTGTCTGCGTGACACTCACTGCGAATTTGTTGGGATCGTCGATGATGCCCCTCGGCGGGAACTTCGCATAACGGCGGAGAGTACAAATGAATGAGCGGCAGCATCTCGACGAACTAAACAAACAGACAGGTAATATCGCCGTTGGCCTGCGGTACATCGAAGAAAATACTCCTGGTGATCTGGAAGCATTAAACGAACAGACAAATAATATCACCGGGAACCTAAAATACATTGAGGAAAACACCCCCAGTGATCTGGAAGCATTAGAGAACCAGACAACTAACATCGTCGATAAACTGGTGTCTATCGTTCTCGATGGGACCGACCTGGAAGAGCTGGAAGCTACGCTGGATCGAATTTTAGATAAACTGGCGAAAGTAAAAGCTTACCCGCCAGCCGCCGGCGGGAAGTGAGAGTAGGCGGACACGGTCAAGCGCAGAGTGACCATGCTTGTCGGAAAAACCTGCGCAGCGGACGGACGCGCATTTCTGCATTTGGCCGGGCCGCCCGCAACTAACCAAAATAGCCGACTAGCTATCAATGCAGACTCCTAAGAATATGGACCCTATAGAAGAAGCCCGGTTGAAACAACGGCAGGCCTTCGAAGCTCTGGCCCTAGATTGGCTGGGAAGCGAAGAGTGGGACACGGTCGAAAAAAAGATTGGTTACATGATTTTCGACTATTTCGTGAGCACCAAAGGCGATGTCTCCGAGCTGGTGGAGTTCCTCCAGGTTGGTCAGCGCGGGCTCGAAGCTGATCGGTTCGAGAGCAATTAAAAAACTAAGCAGTAACTAACATGATGACTCCCAAACAAAACGAATTAGTCGCGCTGCTCGAGGCGGGAATCGAGCGCGCCAAAGCCAGGGGACTCACTGGCCGCGCGTTTGTTGCCGGGTGCCGCGACCGGGTGTTCTTCGATTCGAGCTTGGATCTCGAGACTTTGGCCGGGGCCTTAGAGTTGATCGACCGCTTGGCAGAGCTAACAGCCAATGAGCTTGATCCCTAATAAATAACGCACGGACCTAAAAAAAGCTTACGAAAAAAGGTCAGTTAAAAATTTGGATTTTGGCCTGGCGAGGCCGGGTTTGGCAGGGCGCGGCGAGGCTTGGCACGGCAGGGCGAGGCGAGGCCTGGCGGGGCAAGGCATGGGCGAAACCATAACGGTTCGCATACTGCCGTTGGCAACTGCTAACGGTAGTAGCGAGCTGCTGAAAGCAGACTCTAGGATTTTGGCGCGGCTTGGTAGGGCAAGGCGCGGCGAGGCAAGGCGAGGCAGGGCCAGGCACGGCGCGGCAAGGCAAGGCATGGGCGATTTAGTTCGCACACTGCCGGCTAACAGAATTGTTAGTCGGCAGTAGCGAGCTCGTGAGGCTCGAACAGAAAGAAAGAAAGAAAGATAGAAAATGAAATCTAGTTTAGAAACGATGCGGCTCCGGTTTACCGGAGTCAGTGATCTAATCCATCACCAAGGTACTTTAGCTAATCCACTGAACCCAGCAGCTAGGCGCATCAAGGCGCTGAGCTCCAAAAGAAAAAAGACCGATGAAGATTTGGTCGATTTAGCTAAGGCGGAGTGGCAAGGAAGTTTATATTGGGATGAAAAATTTGGGCCAGTGGTCCCAACCGATAATATATTAGCTACCATCACCGCCGGGGCTAAAAAGTCCAAATATGGAAAAGAGGTCGGATTGGCCGTTTTTGTGGAGGGTGATGGTAAAACCGGTGACGCGGGCGTGATCCGGCTCGATTACCAAGGCCCGCGGACCAAGGAAAAAATGTGGGCAGATGGTAACAGCAACTTCGTTTTCACGAAGTTAGTTCGGGTTAATCAAAGCCGAATTGTGCGGACCCGACCAATTTTCCCCGTTCCGTGGGTGCTCGAGTTTTTACTGAAATTCGATGCGAACGTGGTGAACGGGGACGCTCTACTTAAATCGGCTATCGATGCTGGGTTTTATATCGGACTATGCGATTGGCGGCCGCGCTACGGGCGTTTTGAAGTGGAGGTCTTACCATGAGCGAGGAACTGCTAACTCGAAACGAGTTCATGCTGCAAATCATGGACCGGATTGAGAAAGAGCTCGGTCCGATTAGTCATGGCGCTTTCTATAAAATGAAAGATCTACAGCAATTAGCCGGGCCTTACGGCAAGGATGAAACTAATTTCTCATTCTTCCGTATGGCACTGCGAGAACTCTTTCTCGATCGGCATTTAGTGCTGACCGAAAAAGGACTCGGCGGGGCGGGCATCCCGCCTCGGCTTCGCCTAAGCTCATCCGTTCCTCCACAACCAGATCGGCTAATTCCGGCGATTCTTTGTGCAACCGTTTTAACGCTTCATCGGTTGAGCTGCTTTGATCTTTACGTTTTTGCGCCTGTTCATAGGCGACGTTGAGCGCGAGCGCGCCCGATAGTACGCCATCGGCTAGATCGGGTGCGTATTGCAGAACGATCGAAGCTTGTGCGATCCGGGTTTGACTTACTTGCGTCTGTTTTGCCGCCTGAGTTTGCGTTTTATTACTTAGTAATAACGCTTTCGCTACCGCCATGGCTTGTTGGCCCTTGGAAAGATGGCGCCTTGCAATATTGGCTGAGAGAATAAACGCGACCGGATCTTGGCCGTTCAGCTCGGCAAAAGTCGGTTGTATTCCAGCCCGATTGCAAGCCTCGAGCCGGTTCCGACCATCAATAATAATATCGTTATCGATAATAATGGGATGGATTTGCCCATTAGCTTTAATGTCGGTGGCGAGCTCGGTGAGTTCGTCATCCGACATCATAGGAAAGAGGTCTGCTACCGGATGAATTTTCATTTGGTGAATTGCAAGAATCGCAGCATTAAGAGCGTGAGCCCGATCCAGATCAGTAAAAACCAGATCATACGCCGCATATCCCTTCGCATTCGTTGCCGAACATGATTTGCTGGCCGTGGTCTTCGTCGGTTGAAAAGTCGACTTGATCTAGGGGCGTTCGAGACGCGTGAAGGAAGGGAGTAAAACCTTTTCCGAACGTGAGGCGCTTTGCGTCTTGGTAAGCACGCTCAAAATCTACTGCTTTCGCGAATTCCTCAGGTTCTTCAATCTTAAGCCTTTTCCATTCTGTGTCGGAATGATAGGGACAGAAGACGCAGGCACTCCTAGGCGGCTTAGGAAAGCCATGCTTCTGCATCCAACGCAAGCAATCCCAGCGCTTCATGCGCAGCTTTATTAACGGCCAAATCGACGTGGCGTAATTAACCCGGCTCGGTTTCATCCGGTGCGCCTCATCCAGTGAAATCCCGATCCATTGGATGAGGTGATTAGCACCATTTTCCTTCATCAACTTTTTAGCCTCACGCATTAAGGGAGCGAGTTTAAAATCCTGCGTACATTGCCGCGGGCCCTGACCGAATGTTCCATCGCTATTCTCTGAGAAGTGAGGAATACCGCTCGGAACCCAAGACCCTTTGCCATCTTTCCTCTGCCTAATTCGTAGCGCATCTTTTGCGAGCCCTTCGCCTTGCATGACTCGGTGAACTGGAAACGGAAGTTGTTTTTCAAGCCAGTCTAACCACCGGTAGACGCTCCCAGGCTCAGCGCCAGTATCGGCGAATATCGCAGCCTGCGGCATGGGAGTAATTTCTCCAGCGGCAGCCATAAGCGCCATAGTGGAACTCTGCACCCCAGCCCCTAAAGAAATTATATGTAGGTCGCTCATTTTAGTTGCGGCGCCTCCTCTCGCTCCCGTTTGGTTTTCGCCCGGATAAAAGGCGCATCCCGAGTCGTCGAAACCGTATCGTTAACGACGGCCTTAAAAGTTGACTGTAACTCTTTACCGCTAAGTTTTGTTTTCAGGCCAAAGAGTTCTTCGATTCTGGACAAATGGTAGTTGGCGCACCCGTCGATTTCCTCGCCGGTTAAATAATCGGCTAAGGCCGCTTTGAACTTAGCCGGGTACGGCACAAAGCGCCGGGTGCGTCCTTCTTTGGGCAAGATGTAACCAGGCAAGGCTTCCGGTTCAGTCTCCAAAATCTGGGTGTACGCTTCCTCGATTGTTTCGATGAGCTTTTTGGCGACTTTGGCACGTTCCCATAAGCGGACGCCGTTCACGCCGCGGGGCAATTCGGCAATCGCTTTTTCCGGCGCCACGCTTGGCACACTCTGGGCATAAGCGAACGCTTCACGACAATGGGCTTTAGCCGGGCAATAAACGCAAAAGGGGCCGGCCACGCGGTGTTCGCGTTCAAACTCGGTCCGAGCCACAATTTCCAGAATGTTAGCTTCAGCACTCACTAAATCGGCGCCTTCATAGACCACGCTGACATTATCCCAGCTAACTAATGGCTCGATAATACTAGCGCTGATTTGCTCGAGTTCCGGGAAGTTATGTTTTAGGAGCACCACCTCGGCGCGCAGTTGCAAATTATCTGCCGCCTCTTGGGCTTCGCGCCGGCCGGTTTTGTAGTCTGCTACCCAAGCGCACTTAGCGTCTTGGTCGATCACCAGGTAATCAGGTTGACCGCTAAAACGCGGCAAAAAACCGGACCGATACCAGAATCGTTGTTCTACAAAGACTTCTTGTTCCAGGGTAGGAGCGAGCCATTGCTCGCGGCGTTCGTCGCGCAAACTGGCGCACATTTTAGCTATCTGCTCTTCGTCCTGGTCTAGCGCTACCAGCGGATCATTCGCTAAAGCTTCTTGAGCTAGCCAAGCGTGGATTCTATTTCCTGAGCTTACCGCGCGGTCGCGTAACTGGTAAAGTTGGCCGCGCTCGCGCAATAAATTAGTCAGGGTCAAACTGCCGGGACATTCCGACAGTCGATACATGGCCGAGGCGCTAGGCAAACCTTTGCGTGGGTCGCTCATACTTTCTCTAATTCAGTTAGGACGTCCGTCCAGTGTCCAAGGGCCAGTTTCAAATCATCCGGCCGACATTGCTCGATAGTGGTCACTTCCGGCCCGATAAATTCGTAACTCCGCATAAGAGCGAGAAATTTGTCAGGCGCTAAATTGGCGACTTCAAGGCGACGTTTTATCTCAGCGGCTAAAGTGGATTCGGTCGGCTCGGTAGCAAAACTCTGTTGCGTGGCCTTCATTTCTGGCACTGCATTGGGCCCATAATCGGTTGGTTCCGGGTTTTTGGGTGGACGCCCCCGCGGGCGTTTCGGCAGCTCGGAGCTCTGTTCCGGTGCCTTAGTTGCCGGGCGCTCTTCTTGGGAGTCAAAGCGCGGTTCAACCACCTTTGCACTGGCATTTCTGGCGTGTTCGAAGCCGGCAACCCCATCCTCGTCGACAAGCTCGCCGATCTGGAAACCTTTGAGGACATCGCCAAAATTGTCGCGCAAATTAAATCCCCTGGCGCGGAAAAGCAGCATTCGGCGCGGGTGTAGTTTCCACGCTCCCGGTTTATTCCAAAGCTCGGCAGTTTTCGCGTCCCTCACAGAATAGGTTTCAGTCATCGGTTCCCGGCCTTTACGGGTCGAGGTCACCACGCAACGGTAATCGTCTGTTCCTTCCTGCCCTTCGTATTGCTGTTTATAGTCGGTCATCAAGCCGGATGCCTCGACTAAAGCTTTGGGCGCATCACCGAAAAGCGTTGCCCGGTTATTAACGACATAGATCGATTCAAGCGATTGCATCGGCGTCATCCCGGTTTCGGCGCCTTTCTGTAACGCCACAAAACAGTCGATCTCACTCCAGCCTTTTGGACAAAACTGGCTCCCAGCCACCGCTTTGGAAAAACGGAACATCTGATCCATATCTAGAAACCGTAGTCCGCGCTCGCCAAAGCTGATCGATTGGCGGGTAGTAATTGCTTTGTTAGTTTCTTCTTCACTCATTGTTTAGATCCCCCCGGTTCGATTTACTTGTTTCATAGGACTTAACCTGGCTAGCTAGGTTAGATTGTTGCACCACCGCAAAAAGATGTTTTACAAACGCTTTGGTGGCCTGACCCAATCGCTTGTCCGGGTCGAAACGAGTCCAAAACATTTCAAAATTGGTTCGGCTGGTTGGCTGTTTGTAGAATTTGCCTTTCATAGTCGTTCTCTAAGTGGACGGCCGTTTCCGTCGCGCTGCCGAAATGGGCGCTCTAATCTTCGCAGCGACGCATCTAGTTTAGTGGCCAGAACCGCCACCCAAATCAGTAAGGCCATTGCGACTAATAAAAGAACTGCGCTGGTAATAAGGGCCGCAGTTCCAAAGTCTTCGAAAGTGTTCATTTTATTAACCAAATCCAGGCAAGACTCACTAGGGAAATTGTTACTAACACCGGCAGTGATTGTTCGATGGTCATCCTAGCCATTTCCTTAGTATGCTGACCGCTTCGTCAGCGGAATAAACAATCCGATAATCGTTGCCCGCCGCAGTGGCGCACTCTTTCTCGGTCTTTTGCTCGGACGATAATCTGGCGCCTGGATAGGCTTTGAATTCGAGTTGTAAGAGCCGGCCGTTTGCACCAATCCAGAAATCGGCGACACCCGGCATATCGGTATTGGGCTTGTGCGTTGCGGTCCAACGGTACTGGAGCTCGCCGCGTTCTTTGCGCTGGCGCAAAATGCCGGCAAATAGTTTCTGTTCTTTACGTTCCGAGCGCTCGGCCGCTTTCTGGCCGGCTTCCTCGTTAGTCTGCAATCTCGGACCGCCGGCCTGGCGTTGAGCGGGATCGATCTTGTCGGTCACATTGGGCGGCAAGGGACCAGTTATGCCCATAGTTGTCTCCTGGGGGGGTGAGGAGTTGGCGCGAAAAATCGCGCAAAATGCATTAACGTTTTTTTGACGTATTGCGACGCGCCTTGACGGCCGGTTTGACGGGAGGCGGATCGATATGCTGGAAAAACTCTCCGCGCTCTTCCAGTTTGAGAATTTCGTCAACCGGGAAGCGAAAATCCCGTGGCCCGAATTGAACAGAGGGCAAGCGTTTCTCTTGTCGTAACTTCTTGATACGGCGGAGGTTAATTCGCCAACGATGCGCCAATTCTTTTGCTAAAAAATGCCTTGGCGGTGGGGGGAGATCGGCCATGACAACCGCGTCGTTTTGCATAACGACTCTACTTCTACCACATCGGGCAATTTGCGCGTTTTTTGCATTTTTAATGCAGTTACGTGCTGCGTTGCCGCTAGGTAAACCGTCGCCCTTTTATGGCGGATGTGCGTCGATAAGCGCCGATAAGCGCCGCTAAATGCCGACGGTCATGTCAAGTCGGTTTCTGCAAATTTAATAATATTTTTTTCTTCTTGACCGACATCGACGAAACTTGGCGTTTCTGTAATTGTCCAATCGGTGTAGTGAGCTGCGGTCACTGCGGTTGTCTTGTGACGCAAGAACGCCGCACCCGCAACCAAGCCCATCCGGCGCACGATATCGGCGCCCGCTTCTTTGCGTAACGTATGCAACGGCCGGATTGCTTTGACGCCTCGGGCACGTAACCAAGCCGAAACTTTGCTCAAGAGATCAGCGCAGCGGTAGTAATCGGTTTTCTGGTCGGGCTGATACTGCGCGGCTGGCGCCACCACAAAGCGCGCCTGCTCGCCTTGGGCGGTCCGCCTGGCCTTAAACCAATCCAGAACCCAAGGCGCTTTGAAAGGAACCTGGCGCAACGAATCCGGCGTTTTCGGTCGGTAGTATTCGGTCACCCGTAATTGGATGGCGCCATGCTTGAAATCAATGCTGGGCCATTCCAGCAAATCAATTTCGCCCCGGCGTAACCCGGCAACAGCAGACAAAAGAATCACCGAATAAGCGTCAGCGTCAAAAGGCGCGAGCTCGGCTTGGGCCGCAGTCAAAACTTTCCGGATATCGAAATCGCTAAAGTAGCGGCTATCGGTGCCGCCGAAAAACTCGACATCCTTAAACGGGATCGACGCGAGCTTGAATCCGGTACGCTTCAATAATTTGGGCGAGAAAAGGCTTTTAGCGGTCCGCAGATAGGAATTCGCCGAAATGCGACGCCGGTTAAGCGCGACGTGATTGGTCTCGGGTGCTGCGCCAGGCCCGCGAGTTTTGATGTTTCGGCCGGCATAGCCGAGCGCCCAAGTGTTGACCCGGTCGGTGGTGATGTCGCTCAAGTAAACGGCATCGGTCCGCGCCCGCCAAGCGGCCGAGCCGGCATGCTTGTAGTTAAAGCGTTGGTTGTCCGGATCCAGATTAAAAAGCTCCGTCACGATCATGCGCAAACTGCGCGTGTAATTGTGCAGAGTTGCTTCGTGCTTAGTCCAGACTCGGGCCACGGCATCGAGGTATTGACCGACCGTGAGGTCACCATCGATAGTCTGGCCTTTCTTGTAAACGGCGATGGTCAGATCCCAACCGCCATTTTGCAGGGTTCGGTAAATCTCGCGGGCGAGCTCGGAAGCTTGGCGCTTGTTGGACGTATGCAACGGGAAACGTTCCCGGCGCTTGTCGTGTTGAATCAAAACCGAATAGTCGGCTTCGACTTTGCCCCCCTGGTTGTGGAAGTAGACGCGACTGAGCCAATATTCCGCCGTGGTTTTGGAATGCTGTTTCATTGCCTGTAGTTCCAGACCTTCACCGCCTGCTCAATCTCGATCCGGCGTATCTGCGCACCGCAAGCTGGATTAGTACAAGAAATGATCTCTACCGTTGGCACGTTCGGATCAGCGCAACACTTATTGAAATAATGCGTTACCCATTGAATCTCTGAACAGCCGCAGAACGGACAGGGCTTTAAAGTTGCAATAATCTCGTTGTCAGTCATGGGTGTTTTGTCGGTTTTGGCTAGAAGCGTCAAAGTGCACCTACCTAGTGCACCTTTCGTCTCGCCTATGTCGTCCTATTAGGTCCGATTTGGGCCGATGTCAACCGATAAATCACTATCTGTTCGCTTGGCTTTCCCTCTATTTAAGCCAATTGAGCGGCATTTAGCGACATTTAAAGGCACATATCGTCCCGGATAGGCAGAGGGTAATTTTGAGACTCTTAATCATTAGGTTGCCGGTTCGACTCCGGCACGGTGCAAGCCTTGATCCCCAACGACTTACGAATGAAAATCTAAACGGCGGAATGGGATGCAAGGTACACTTTAGGTACACCGAATGTAAAACCTGGGCTTTTTTACATCACCAAAAGTGTTGCTCCCTAAGTCCATAACGTTACCATGCTACGAATATAGGGCGTTAATGTAGTCTAATGTAGAATAATGCACGATGATGTACGATAATCGGGAGAGTTGTCGTAACGTGACGGACGAAAGCGAACTAAATCCAAAACGGCTCACACCGAAACAACTGGCAACGCTGGCGGCACTGATGTATGCCGGTCAGGAGATGCCAAGCCCAGAAACCGCGCTTTCTGAAGCTTTAGAATTGTACTGTGAGACCCTGACAATTTTGCGGAATGAATTTGTCCATGCACCCGAGAGCATCAAGCCATGGGATCGCAAGGCTATCTTAGACCGGTTGATCCGCTACATGGAAACAAGCGGCAAAGGCGCGACCGAGATTGGGCGCGAATTGGGTTTAAACCGGGCCACCATTACCTTGTGGCGGGCCGGCAAAGGTGGTCCCAGCCGTAAAACCTCGGCCAAGATCGCCAAGTTTTTAGACGCCAACGTGCTGAAAGCGAATCCGCCAGGATAAACGCCATTTACCGGTCATCAAAGGGTCACTTAACGGTCATTATCGGCTTGAGTAGGCAATATCGGCGACTTATCATCTCTGCTTATCATTACAAGGAAGTTAATGAATTCAGAAACTCTGGCTAAAGTCGTACGGGTATTTTATGGCAAAATGTATCGGAAGAAACCGCAAAAGGCGCTGGGGAAAGCGCTGACCTATTGGGAAACATACGTGTCCGAGCTCGACACTGAGCATTCGAAAACCTTCGGGAGCATGCTTTACCGGGCCAATCCTGAGAAGGGTTGTATTTGGGTCAGCCAAGGTTGGTGCGATTTTACAGGCCGGCCATTTGCTGAACATTTAGGCGAGGGTTGGACAAAATTCATTGATGCGAGCAGTGTCACCGAACTCAAGGAGCTTTCGTTTATTGAACCGAACAAACCGATTATCCGGATTTATCGAGCCCGACGCTTTGATGGAATCTTTCGTTGGGTCATCGACATCATTGTTTCGATTGAGGGAACGACAGATTCCCGTGGGCTTGTGGCCGACATTGATGAGGAAATGCAATTCGTGATGAATGGCGACGAAGAGACCCGGCAACACCTATTGAAAGCGTTCAACCCGGTTCGGATTTACATCGGCTAGGAAAACAAAAAAGGCACCGGCTTTTTAGGCCGATGCCTTTGGCTCGCTGATTGAAGAAAAGGCGCTTTTATTTAGGTGCCACGTGGATCACGGTAGCACCGGTTATTGATTCAATACCGGCTTTGGCGTCCGCTATCGATTCAGCGTAGATGGTGAGCTCGATGGCTTCGCCGCCGGTTGAATACTTCACCCGGAACACTCTGGAGGGTGCCAGGGTCGCGCAAGCGCCGAGAGCTTTAACTAGGTTCATATTAAATATTTCCTGTTCAGACCTAGGACATCTGCGCCAGTGTAATCGCCTGGGATCGCTGGAATTGTCAGCTCGTCATGGTCCCCTAGTATTACTGAGAGCCGCTTCTCGAGCCCGACCTTTGCGCCCTCAACGGTAGTGACTGACGGCCGCGAGTATCTGAACGCGTTGATGGTTACACCAACCCCGATAGCAAGGGCGACGGCTCCAAGCGTGATTAGGAGTAGTTTCATCTTAGACAGCCCCACTTTCATCAACGGGTGCGCGACCATAGCTACCGCCATCGTCACCACCGCCATTACTTGGGCTTTCATTCATCATTCCATGCCGATTCAACCAGCTCCTGTAAGCGATACGCAATTGGCCACTATCGCTAGTGAGGAGTTTGCCAAGAATATCGTTGCCATCATTGGTGTATTCCGGCTGGCCGTAGCTGTCATTGTCATAGGTGTGCCAATGGTCCCCTGAGCGCACATTCCTCTGGAGTAATCCCCAGATCGCACTCTCGATGAGGTGCCTGCCATGAGATGGCGTATATTGGATCGCTACGCATTGATTGCGATAAAAGACCTCTTGAACGATGAGGTTGTTACCTTCGATCGCCCATCGCATTTCATTGCCAGAAACAGTGCCACGGCACCCGTACCGGCGGCAAGATTGGGCGTAAGTATCGCCCAGATCGGCCCGAGCCTGGCAAGTGAGCAGAACGGTAAAAGCGGCCAGGATACCGGCCGCAACGACTTTTAGTGAAATTTTATGTTTGAATTTCATGAGCACGAAATTATGCACATTCCCAATAAGGTGCAAGCCATTTCGTTATCACGAAATTAAATTACGTTGTCACGAAACTCCCCGGCGGTTACCTTCCCAGTGATGAGTCAACCGCCACGGAAAAAGGCAGGGCGCCCGTCCACCGGCAGAGTACACTTGACGGTGAAGATAAGCCCCGAAGGATTCGCCGCGCTTACCCGTGCAGCGGCCAAAGCCGGGTGTTCGAAGGGGGAGCTAATCGAGCGGTTGCTATTCGGCGTATTCGGAACCGCAAAAAAGCGCTAACGAATGCGGGCGGAAAAGAGTTTAGCCAAGGTATTTTCCTCGGTAAAACATTCGACGCAGACTAGGTGATCAGGGGCTTTAACGGCGAGCGGCATCCAGATCATCTGATTACAGATATCGCATCGGCGGAAAGTCGAATCCACCTCGGGCATGGGATGGGATTTGACCCGAGGGCAGACGACGGTAATGCTCATAATGTTTTAAACGCGGCGTTGACCTTCTGGGTCACTGGACATGTCCATGGGAGCTTCAAAACTTCACGCCGCGCCATTTCTCAGGACCGAGGAATGTCTTGTAAATAATTACGAACGTCGTTTGTTCTTTTCGCTGTTTGGTGGAACGCAGGGGACTGGACATCGGACCAAACCCATAATCATAGCCCGAAGACAAGCCCGTAAATCCGATGACGAGTATCTGTCGGGAGCGCATGACCGTTTCACCAAGCAGTTTTATTTTTAAGCGGTAGCCGGGCCAGAGTTCGCGACAGACGTGACCGAGAAATCAACTTCGCGGATTTTACTGGCTGGCTTTTTCCAGTGGACGAGTTGAGCGATCGCGGTCTCTATTTCTTCCACGGTGACGCCGGCGAACACTTCACAAGTGGTCTGGGCTTGGCCACGCGGACATTTCTGAATGGGGAGCTCGGGCAGATAATTATAGCAGGGGCTATGCTTGCAAAGCTGGCGGTGCCAGAGATGGATCTGGTTTGGGTAATAGGCCGTGCGGCAAGCCGGATCGAATGGACCCCAGATGCCGATAGTGGGCGTCTCGAAAGCGGCGGCGAAATGGATCGAGCTAGAATCCGGACCGATGATAAGCGACGCGCCGGCAATCAAGGAACCGAGCAAACGGACACTGTTTATGGCGGTGGCCACATTGATGGCGCTGGGCGTCTGGAGGACGAGCTTGGCGATGGCTGGCTCCAGCGGTTGATCATCGGTGACCAGGACCGGGAGCTGCCGCGGAGCGGCGAATTCGTTCGCGGCATACAGCACCTTCTCAATGACCGATTGAGGCAAGGAGCGCGGTTTATTGGTGGCGCGGAGCTGGACAAAAACATAGCCATTCTCAAAGGATTTGTCCGTGGCCGCTGCTACCTGGCGCAACCAATTAATCCGGGTCTCGATATCTTCCTGTTGGAGGGCAAAGGTTGGTCGTTTGAATTTTGGGCTAACCGTCTCGGGCCGAATACCGAGCATAGCAAAAAGCCGGTCATAAACGTTGGGTTGTTCGGAGTCGTTGTCCCATTCGGTGAGTGATTCGATAAAAAAAGCTTTATCGAAAAACGGGTGCATTTTCTTGGCTCGCCAGACCGCATCCAGATGCAAGGGCGGTATTAAAGCCGATCCGCCGATGTAGGGATTATACGCCCAAAGCGGTTCGTGGACCCGGTCACAGAGTTGATGGGAATCGGCGCCGAGAGTTTCCCGGAAATAGCGGGAGCCGGCCGAAGCGATTAGTTGGTCACCGATCCCGCGATTTCTAAAAAAAAGTACCTTCATTTTCGTCCAGGATTTCGGTGCCGGCAGTTCCGCGAGCAAGGGATTCAGATCAGTAATCTCATAAATATACCGGGCACTGTCCGGGTTCTGCTGGATGGTCAGCGCGTTCTCGTTATCGAAAATCAAGCGTTCGCCAGGGTTAGCGCTGACTTCTGAGTTGTGCGCTCCGTTGCGGGTAATGACAGTAACTTTGCGGCCGAAGGTGATGATCTTCATCGAGTTTATTTGTATCGGCTTAGTAACCAGCTGGCATCTTCATCCTGTAGTCGCTCAACGAATTTGTCTGCTTCTGCCAAAGCATCGTTGTGGCTTATTCCCGGCACCGCTAGGAGGTTGATCGCCACCCTTAAGCGGATCTGGTAAACCGATTCTTCGTAGATGTGATTAACGTCCTGTTTTGTCATTCAGAAATGGGCGTTGAGTAAAGGCAAGAGCAGATAGATCAGGATCAAAGCAAAGATCAGTACGACGATAAATCGCACGATCTGAGCAAAGGGTTGCGGTAAGGGCAGATAATTGAGCGCCCACCAAACCACCCAGAAGATTAAGCCCAGAACCACGATAACGATTAAGAGGTGAATTAGTAATGGGATCATAGGATTTCCTTTATAGCGGCCAGGGTGGTGATTCGAATACCACCAATGGCCCAGCAACGATCACGGTGGAACCGGCCCCAGAACCGGAGCCAGTCCGAGACAAGGCTTGCCAGCGATAAGGGCCACCAGCGGTTAACTGCGCGGTGTCAGAATCGAGAAAGACGAAGGTAGCGCTATTGGCAACGATAGAGGGTGCCGTATTAACTAACACCGTGGTTACCGGCGAGATCACCACTAGTGCAAGCTCGCTGCCGGTCAGATCATTGGGGCTAGTGATCGTTTGGATCCATTGCCGGTTTCGGAATATCTGGGCGACGGTGTTGAAAGGATCGACCGGCATAAAATTTAGTTCCCAAACCAACTGGTGAACACGCTGAAACTCACGTGGAAATCCGGGTTTTGACTTTCCCAGCGCGACCAGGCGCCGGTGTTATCGGTGAAATTGCTATAGACCAGTGTCGTCAAGAGTGGCCAGGTACCGCTTTTAATCGCGTTGAACGCGTCAAAGAGCCATTTGCGTTTAGCGCCTTTGTAGCCGAAGCCCGAGCCGGCACCGGTGTAAGAGATGCCGCACTCGGCGACCATGATCGGTTTATTGAACGGACTCAAAATTCCGTATTTAGCGGCCATTTGATCGGCAAAGGATCGAATCAGGGGCGGGTTTTGATAGTCCAGCTCGTATTGGCTCCAGATGTAAAGGGAAGAGCCCACCAGATCGACGACGTCTCGACCCGGCCAATAACTGGGGACGCGCTGATCATCGCCGACCGGACTCCACATGAAGTGAATGCCGACGGTCAGTTGGGCTTGCATGTAATGGACAATGTAGCGGAAGGCAGCAATTGAAGCGGCGGTATCCGGTGACGCCCACGGGAACGTCGGTGACACCATTTCCATATTGTGCAGGATTCGCACGATGGGGACAGCCTTGGTGGCATAGGTGCCGGCATTTAGGGTGGCGCAGATCTGATTCAGGGTCGCGTCATAAGCGCCTGCGGTGATATCCCCGACGATGTTAGCGGACAAGCCGCTGCCGGCATAACATTGGATGGTGAGGAGCGGCGACCGGTTGCGGCTGGCAACGGTGGCTAACCAGGAAGTGACACTGGAATTATCCCAAGGTGACCAGCTGGCAAAGTTAGCTTCGATCGTGAAACTGGTCAGGCTGGCCATCAACTGGTCCGGATCATAAATGCCGCTATTGAATGGCTGACTCATTTAGGAATAATGTTCAATGACCCAGATGCCGCCGGAACCGCCGTTAGAACCACCTGCACCGTTAGCACCCGCGGCTCCTCCGCCACCAGGAGTACCTATTGAATATGTATAAGTAGCTAGCGGAACACTAATAATCGCGATGACGCCACCGCCTGCGCCACCGGAGGCACCTGATGACGAATTAGCAACATTATTAGCTCCAGGGCCACCGCCGCCGCCGCCGCTATTCGGTGTACCAGCACCCCCTGAACTATTTGGACCACCGCCATAACCGCCACCACCAAGGAAAGATGAGCCGCCAGGACCAGCATGGGGATACCCTACCGAGGCGGCGTTTGCCATAGATCCACAACCGCCGCCGCCCGTTACGGCAGTTCCGGCGGCACCTGAACCTATTGATGCTGTGCCGCCTGCTCCTCCTACTGAGGGTCCCGCTGCACCTGGAGCACCGCCGCCATTACAGGTAATTAGCGATGTACCAAAGATCGTTGGGCCTCCTGCCGTACCATTAGTTGCACCACTTACTCCTGAACCCGCTGATCCACCACCACCGCCAACAGCTCGAATTTCAAGCCATTTCACCCCGGCGGGCGTTGTGTAGGTGCCAGAAACAAAGCCACCCGTTCCAGTTGCTGTCCCGACATTCAACGCCGTGCTGACGGTGGGAGTCGCCGGAACTCCGGTCAACTTGCTATAGGCTAGCGAATCGCAGGTGTCCACAACACCATTATTGTTGGTATCGTAAACGCTTTTGAGCATATCGCCCGAACCTGGCCCTTGCGGCCCTTGCGGCCCTTGGCTCCCGGTCGCGCCCGTCGCCCCGATCTGGGCAATCAGGTTCCAGTATGCCGTGTTAGTCGGTACCTGGTTCGTGTTCGCGGCGATGCAAGTATAACTTGAACCGTTATAGGAAACGTTGTCGTACGGATTATAGGTGGTGGCACTATTCCACGCCCCCCGCCAACTGTAACCTTGTCCGGTGCTTCCGATCGGTCCCGCCGGCCCCGTTGCTCCGGGTTGACCAGGCGGGCCAGCAACCCCAGGTTGGCCGGGTGGGCCAATTTCACCGGGTGGACCTTGCGAGCCGTTTGACCCAGGTGCCCCCATGGATTCTTCTAGTGCGAGTACGATCTTTTGAGGCTGCGGATCCGGAATAACTAACTCGGTGGTGTCGATAGTTAACCCGGTAGCGTTGAGCTGTTCGTCAACCGTAATAATAACCGAACCGTCCGAGGGTGGAAAAGTAGCCGGCATGGTTAGGGAATCGTCCGGGTTAGGGGAGCAATGACAGTGACGCTGCCCTCGAGTAAGGTCACCCAGTTAGGACTAGGCGCACTGTCTTGGACCGAGACATCATAGGCGATCGACGTACTGACTGGACCGCTGCCGCTTGGCGGTGATACCCACCAAGTATTGTTGATGGCTCTCGGGATATGAAAGGTGAATCGGCCTAGTCCCAAGTTACTCGAAAAAGGTTGGCCTTTAAATAAGGCGGCAGCGTCGGGATCATTCACCGTGCGTTTGACGGTCATCACACAGATATAACCCGTTAGCCCGGCCGGATTATTTAAGTCGGTCTGTACCGTGATCGGCAGATAATAATCGCGGTCGGCTCTTACGGTGATGTTATAGGTGACTGCCATAAATTAGCCGTTGATAACCCCATTAGCGGTGAGGGTGCCGCGGGCCTGGTTGAATACTTGCCCTCCGATATTGGGAGCATTGGCTACAGCCAGACTAGAAACCGCTAAATCGCCGGAAGCGTTATAATTAGAATTGATATAAGTACAATTCGGTTGGCCGCTCCCGTAGCTGAAGGTGGCAGCGGTGATGCTTTGGAGCATATCGGTGCCCCACCCCCCATTGTAATAATTTAGGAAACTGCCACCCACGGCGGTCAGCGTACCGCTAATAGTCTGCCAAGCTCCTTCGCAACCTAGGGTAGAATTATTGGCCGTGAACAGGCCGTGCGAACCATTACCGCAATTATAAAACAGAGCGCTTCCGCTGGTGGGACTGCTCACATTGTCAGGAAGACTATAGGCGGTACCGTTATCTAACGAGAGGCCGTAACCGGAATTATTGCTACCGGCGCACCAAATAAAATTATAGGTGCCGCGACCGACGACTGTAAAGCCAATCATATTTCCGGTGGCACCACATTTATAAATAATCCCGGCACCGCCGCTCAAGTAACAGCCAAAATATTCGCCAGCCCCGGCATAGCCGGCAGAGGGAAGATTGCCAGAAAAACCACAACGATAAATGTTGATACTGCCTAGGACTGAGAGCAAAGGAAATGCCGCACCGGCCGAAGGTGCCACCCCCGCCACTACTGCGATTCCTTGAAACGTGTTAACGCCATGCTGACCGATTGTTATTGCCTGGTTAGCAGCTAAAGGTAGAACGACATTGTGCGGAGTTAGTGAGCCGCTGGCACCAGTCAGTGCAGGAATGGTGGTGCGATAGGGTACAGTAATGGTCACCGTGCTGGCAGTTTTCGCGGTGATTTTAAAACAACCAGTTAGCAGAACGCCGCTCGAATTAGTGCCGCCAGAGGCTTGCCAGACCGTCAGATAATTACCGACTACCAGCGGAGCGGTCGAACTCAGGCCGGTCAGTTGTACGCTCCACAGATAAGCGCTTCCGCCAACCACCGCGGCATTCGTAAAACTCATGTCAATCGGAGTGGGCGCAGTAGTGGGAATAATTTGGATCTGGGAACCGTTTACGTGATCGAGCGAGAGACCAGGAGAGGCGGTGGCATAAACGCCGTCACCCATGCTGATAGTGGCAGCGATCCCTGGAGCGAACACATATTTGCGCAGATAATTCCAGGCCCCTTGCAGGGTAGCCCAGGGATGGGTCAAATCGTTGGGTTGCGCGGTCGCATCGTTGCCGCCGTTGGCCACGGTCTTAACGTAAAGGGTCAGATTGCTACTGAGCAACAGTTGGGCGCTCGACCAGAAAGCGTTGCCGGTGCCGTCTGTGAACAAGGAAAGCGAACCGGGATCCGGTGTCGGGATAAAAGGAACAAGCCCAGTATTAGCCTGGCTAACGTTCGGGATCGGATCGACGCCGGCGACAGCGGCACCTTGTCCGAGGTGGCTGGGAGCGTGTAAACCCACTTCTTGGGCCAGGGTAACGGTGGCGGTGGTATTGGGCGCTTGGCTAAACGGCAAGAGCCAGGCGTAATCTTTGACGATGTTACTCGCGGCCGGCGTCGGGTTGATAGTATCGCCGTTGGGCGCGCCGGTTGTGATGTAGGCGACCAGCGTTTGCGGGCCGTTATTCAGTGTGGCAAAGACGCCCACTTCGTTCACCTGAAAAGTAAATGGCGCGTTCTTACTCTGGACATTAGAGCGGATCGTGACCTGATAGAGAACCTCGGCATTGACGCCGGTGATGGTCCCATCCATCACATAATTTTTCAGCTGGGTGAAATTGGACGGGGAATCGCCGCTAGCCGGATAACCGCTCCCGTATTCTACCCGCGTATAATTGATGAGACCGCTACTGGCGATAGCCTGCGTAATCAGCTGCTGGCCGTTTTGCGTGAGATAAAAAGCGGTGAATGCCATAAGCTCTAGGTGGTGACGGGTAGACGGACGATCAGGTAGTCATAACAAGCGATCGCGAGCCCGATGTATTCGGCGCCGGTGCAGGTCTCGAATGAGGAGATCCCCGAGAAATAAGAGCGAGCGTTTTTAACTTTCAGAATGGTGGAAACCATCTGGCTAACCTTATTCGGGTCAGTAAGCGGATCAGCGATCTGGATTCTGAAAGTGCTAGGCGCACCTCGGCTGGTCGGTGTGGCCGTTGGTTGATTCTGCCACGGTGAGATGGGCGGTAAATCGGTAAACCATTCAATCAACTCCGCGTACGAAAAGGCGTTATTCATTGCCGCCTTGACCATGGAAGGAGTGCCTTTGCGGATCTTGCTCGTGATAGCCGCTAGCACGAATTGCAGTTTCCGAGCGATCCGTTGGGCGGTCGAATCGGCCGGATTGTAGATGTAATACGTGTCGAGGTCGAAATGGTAGACGGCGAGAAAATCGAGCGTTACTTCGGCTTGCTGTTCACTTAAGAAGTTAGCGATATTCGGCAGGTTACCGATTACCTGATTCACCGGGATTAAAGATCGGACATCGGCTAAGAGCGGATCGAGCGTGTTCGCCGAAGCGTTAAAGAATTGGTCCTGTTCAACTGCCGGCGAAAGATACAATAGGAAGGAGCCGCCGAAATTCTGAGTGGTGCTCACAAAAGCCCCATGCCAATTCGCAATAAAGATCTCGTTCCCTGGACCGACCAGCACCCATTCCATAGCGACCGGGTTAGCCGGTAGCGATGCCTCATCCGGGAAATGTCCGAGATATGGACCTGAAGGCAGAACCGGTGCTGGGGAGAGAACGTCCATGGGTTAGATCAAATCTGAGAGTCCATTTCTAAGCCCAAATAGTTAACTATCGGGTCATCCACCAAGATCCCAATTTGGTTCAGGTTCAGCGCGATCCGGCTTGCCGGTAAGAGTGAGGCAGGATCGACGTAAGAAGCGCCGGCGCCGTAAACGGCCGAGATTAAAGAGGTCGGCGTAATGGCGCCGCCTAATGCGGTCTGGTTCCCATAGATCCAATTGGTAACCGCCGTTTGGACGCTCTTCTGAATATTGACAACGTTGTTAGCCTGGGATTCATCGACGTAATAATTAACGGTCACACTGAAGGGAACGCCGGTGGGCGCGAAGACGCTCACGTTCGCGCAGAGATCGCGGACATCATCAGGGTTAAGCGCGCTCGAGACCTCGGAGAGAAAGGTGGGTGTCGGATAAACGCCGTTCTGAAGGAGGATGGTGACCAGCACATTACCGGGAGCCAGGCCGTCTTCTGGTCCCATGACGCTGACGTCCGAGATCGCAGAACTGACTTTCTCAGCGTAAAATTTGTATCTGTTTTTTGGCCCAGCCGGCGAATAGCTGTCGGTAGCGGTCAGGAGGCGCACCCGGAAAACGTCGTCAGTTTCTACTGGCGCGTCACCGGTCGGTACCTGGGTATTAGTAACTGTGGGAGTAAAGACGGAGCTCGTCCAGTTGAGCAGAGTCGTGATGTCGCCGATCGGAATCCCGTTAGCCACGCCGTTAGCGGCGGTCGTACAGGTCGCGGTAACCAGGCCGCTGATATAGCCAGCTGGGATAATCAAATCATTATCGCTCGCGAACACCACATTCGTTGAACTGGATTGACACTGGCTGCCGGCGGGAATCGTCTGACTGGTCGGATAGGTCTGCGGTAAGGTAAATTCTAGCGTGGTCACCGCCGCAGCGGCCGGCAGGCGCAAGGTATTAAATAGAATGGCGAGGTTATCTAAAAAACCGCCGGTGGCGTAAGGAAGCAGATTTTGGAGGGCACTTTGATTGATCAGCTCCCGTTCATTGATCAGATAATCGACCAATGACATCAGGAAATTGTAGCGGCGATCGGACGGATAAAGAACGAGCGTCTCGCCGGTGGACAATTTCCAGGCTTGCTGAAACCCAGTGATGACAGCCTGTTGCAAAGCGGCCACATCGGTGTTCGTGAAACTGATGGGCGGCAACGCAGCGAATGGATTTGGGACAGCCATCGTTTGTACTTACTAGAGCGTGAGTGTCTCCTGTTGCGCGGTTGGGATGCTCGTGCCGTCGAAGGGCGCATCCAGTACCCAGACCGGCGCGTTAGCTGGACCACTAAAGAGCTGTTGGGTAATCATCAGATCGAGGTTGACCACCCCCTCGATAAAAACGGAGTAAACGCCTTGGAGAATGTCGGAGGTGTTCAGGCTGAACTGGATCTTCGTCGCCGAAAAGCGCGGTTCCCAAATGGAGATGGCTAGCACCATGGCGACTTGGGCTTGCAAGGTGCCTAAATTGCCGGGTAAACCGATCCAGGATTGATCCAGGCCGAAACTGCGCTGGAGCGGTTGGGTGCCGAGTTTCGTATCCAGAATATTAAGTACATTCTGTACAACGGATTCGACCGAGTTCGCTGGCGCTGACATATTGAATTGAAAATTGCCATCTACAAAAAATTTTACATTGTTTACCAGAAGCCGAATATCAGAATAGGTCTTTGGCATTTCTGATAGTTACTTACCGCAAATATATGCCCTCAGGAGTTTACGTCCGAACACCAGAAATCTGTGCGAGTTTGAGTGCCGCAAGAAAACGTGAACCGCTCAATAATCCACGTAGAATGGGTCGCGTTTATAATCCATTTCCGAAAGGCAATCAGCTTGGGAAAGGTCATAAGTACGGTTACAAACACGGTTTGAGTTTTCATCCTTTGTACTTGCTTTGGGACGCCATGACGCAACGATGCTGCAATCCTAAGGCGAAAAGTTATACAGAGTATGGCGGGCTAAATCCGCCTGTCACCATATGGGAATCATGGCGTAAAGGAGAAATTTTTATACGGGGAGTCTTAAATCTTATAGGCAATCGCCCTAAAGGAATGACCCTAGATAGAATCAATCCTTGGGAAGGCTATTACCCCTGGAATATTCGATGGGCTGATAAAAAGACCCAAACTCAAAACAGACGCAAAAACATTCCTTTTTACCACTCCCAACCTGGAGAACACTAACGTCCGGTAAGAGCTAAGGCGGCACTTTGAGCGGAGGCAATGGTGGCCGGTGCCGCGGCCGTGATGCCAATAATCCCGTTGGCTACGGCACTGCCGAAGGGCCCAGGTAGCCCGCCCACGGCGCTCGTGATACCGGAGGCGATGCCAGCCCCTAGGCCACTGATAAAGTTTGCGCCAGCGCCTAAGAGCGCGTTTAACGGACCGGCAATGGCTAGCGGGTTGGAGTACTCCAGTAAGCGGATATTGATCGAGCAAACCGCCAGATTGCCGAAGGTCCATTTGGTCATCTGTGAACCGACTTCCTCGATTACAAACATGGTTAGAAGACCGCGCCCGACCGGGCAATCATTGAACATCAACGGCATTGGAATTTTAGCGGCTTGCGCGCCTTCAATCATCGAGATACTCACCGCCGGATCCAGGGTGAAGGGAGCGCAGAAATGCATTTTGAAATCCAGCTCGATGGGTTTCGAGCCGGTCGATTCGATCAGATCCAGACCGTTGATCAGCTGATGCCTGGCGTAGGTTTCACTGCGTTTCTTGCTGATCTCCTGGACCGGTGTTGCGGTACCGAATCCGCCCACAAAAGGAATAGCGCCGTAGATTCCGACCATCATCAGCTTCCACCTCCCGATCCGTCGCTGTTTTTAAGGCTAGGTGTGGCCGTGCCGCCGCCTTGCAACAGGGTTTGACCGTCGACCGTCAGCTTGCCTGGAATCAATACGTCACCGTTGGTGTTGATCTGTACCCCGTTGAGCTGAATCATCGGATCACCTTTGACCGTGATCTGGCCACCCGCAGTAATGTCGATCTTTCCTCCCGTGGTAATGGTGAGCTTACCGCCGATGGATTTAATCACGTTACCGCCGGCATACATGGTGTAGTCGCCGTTGGCGTGCAGATAAATGCTGCCAACGCCTAACATGGAAAAGCATTGGGCATCCGGGTCATATTCCATGTAGGAACCGTCCGAATGCTGACAGGCCACGGCGTTGATTGAGCGCGGACAGAATGCCGGGTTGTTCTCGGTGGCGGTTGAACAGAGAACGACGCCTTGCTCAATCCTGGTCGGGTAATGCAAGACAGTCACATTGTCGCCAACACGCGGACACCAGTGCATGCTTGTCCCGCTGGAACCGTGTTGAGCCACTGGGAGCCAGGCGCTGGTGACACCACGATCATCGTAATCAACGCGGACTTCTGGACCGTAAGAGGTCATCCGGCGATCGCTGATGGTGCCGCACCGGATCAGATTCTCGGCCGTGACATCGAATCCGTGGGAGCCGTAATCGGTGTATTGCTGCATTAGGTTAATGGGGTAAGCGTTAAACCGCCGGAACCGGAACCGACCGGGACACTGCCGGCAATCGGTGTGACCGAGATAGGCGGGAGCTCATAGGGAGCACTTGGCGCCGGTGCACTGGTTGCCGGCGTGATCGGTTTGCGGTTAACCGGCAAGGTGGCCGGTCCTGGCGTGGCCACGTTGGAGGCAGCATGGTGAAATTGCATGGTGGTGATGCTGCCGCTCTTACCTTGTACCCGGTGAGCGACGTCGTAGAGCAACCAGGTGTCTGTGTCCGCGTCTGGGGTAAAGCCGGTCAGCTTGTAAACGACACCGGCCTGCACCACTGGATTAAAAGGAATCACAATCGTGAAGGTGTGCGATTTGCGGTTTTTCTGTTGGAGCTTATTAATGGCGGTGGCTTGCGCCTTAGCCTGGCGAGCTTGCTTGGTTTCCTGCTTATTCTGTGGGGTGACCTTCGGTTTAAGCGGGAGCACTTGATGGGTTTCGGGAACAATCGGCTTGATCGAGAGATCACTGGCTTTGGTGGCGTCGAAATGCTCCACATTCGGCAAGCCAGGTGCTGATAAACTGACATCAGGAAGTCCAGGAGTTCCGCCGTTCATTGTCCAGGGGTGAGCGTGAGTTGGGTACTGACGTTGAATGGCTGAACAGCAAAGTCCGGATCCGTGTAGCCGGAATTCAAGATCAGCTTTGGCCCAGTGCCGGGATTAGTAGTCGCGCTCGCGGCTTTCTTAGCGGTGGCCGCGACCGTCTTACCGGTCCGGTTATCTTTGATCGCGACCTGGGACTGCGAATAAGCGTCTTCCAAGGCTTCTTTGAATGCCCAGTGAGTGACGCCGCCTTTATTATCGATGCCGCCAACATTACCAGGAGTAGGACATACGAGAGTGTGTTGGGGGGCGGACTGTTCCAGTTGCGAATAGGATTGGACATAAAGCGTGCCGTTCTCGGTCCGGACCAGGTAATCGTGCTGGGTGCCCAGCTTCTGAAGCAGTTTCATGTCGGAATGGTTGTGCTCGTCGGCGCGCGATTCCGGTTGGTCCGGCGCCATAAACTGGAGCTTCAGATGGTTCGTGTTCGCGACGTCCTGGGCGATCGCTTTGAGAGTGGTGTTCTCGTAAGCCTTGGACGCTTTGGTCAAGCGTACGTCGCTAGTGGTGGGAATTGTGGTTAAGGAAAACTCGACGACGGTCCCGGATTGCTTGTCCTGGCGGACCCCGTAGGTCTTGATTTCCATGTAACCGAGCGGCCGGGACAGCTTTTCGCCAGGATAATTCCAATTGAAGGAGTTCAAGGTGATGCCGACGGTTTGCCCAGCCGCCATCCGGTACTTTGTGCGGATTAAGCTCTCCGGATCTGCTAAAACGACAGCGGCGGTATTGGCCGGCTCTTTACCCACTTCGATCCCTTCGCGGTAGGTGAAAGAGACCAGCGAAGCATTAAAATCCACGGTGGCGTCCATGCCTTGCACATTGAAAGCGATATAGACATAGCGCGTCTCGGAGACGAGACCTTGCAAAGCTGGACCGAGAATATTCATCCGGCGGAAAGGATTTGGGTCCAGGGTGTGACCGAGATATTGGAGCTCACATTGACCACCGGCACGATTAAAGGGATCCCGGCATCGAAGGTGATCACACTGGCTAAGGTCGGGTTGGCTCGCATTAAGACGTTCGTATAACGTTCCGAGCCGTAGATCTTGAGCGCGATCTGATCCCACATCTCACCGCCAACACTCTGGTAAGTAAAAAATGACACTCCGATTTACTTACCGGGAGATTCAATGGTCACGCTCTTCTCTCACATTGGGTTAGGCGACTTAATCTTGCTCTCAGGAGCAATCGTCACGTTGGCCCAAGAATTCGGCAGTGTCCGGATCTTCTGCTATGCCCATCACGAGACCAGTGTACGCTCTTTTTTCGTCGGGTATCCCGGTGTTTACGTCGTCCCTGTTCCACGTGGAACTCATAGCTATGGGATCCCGCCGGAAAGCGAGCTAGTCAGATCGGTGGACGGACCGATCTTGCGCACCGGCTTTTATGCGGATCCCCAAGTCCACAGTGACATTTCGTTTCCGGTAGTGTTCTACCGGCAACTGGGCATTCCCTACACGGTGCGCTGGTTAGTCTCTCCTTTGGAAAAAGCGGCCGAGCTTATCCCGCAACTCAAGATCGAATGCGAAGTCTTCGTGCATGATGATCCGGCTAGAGGCTTTCTCATTAATCAAGGGATCGAGGACAAAGCGATTTATCGTCCGGTGGAGCGCGGTGGTTCCATTCTCGGCTTTGTTTCGTTATTGCGCCAAATGGAAGAGATCCATTGCATAGACAGCTGCTTTTATCATCTGATCGAGAGCATCGGCGGCATCACCGCTAAATTGTATTACCACCGATACGCTCGGCTTTATATTCCAGGATGGTTTGATTATCCGAAGCTCCACCACTGGCTGCTATTAATATGACAGTCCTACTCCGCGCATTCCAAATCGCCTCAATCAGCTTACTAGGGCTAACCCCAGCTTCCGCCGCAGCTTGGCGAATATCCGCCACCACTTCAGGTAGCAGATACAACGTCAACGCTACGTGCCCTAGCCGTTTGCGGCCACTACCTGCACGGTGGCCACCTCGTGGCTTTGGTTCACCCATTTTTATTCCTCAGGAATTTCGTCCAAGCTTTTGTAGTGCGTGTGGTTGAAGCGGTTGTAGCTGTCCAAAGCGTCTTGCTTGTGGGCTTGCGCTTCCAAAAACCAAGCATGCACTCGTTCGCGTTGTTCTTGGCTGACATCACTCCAGTGATCATTTTTGCTGATCCAACCTTTTGCTTTGGCAATTTTCATCCAATTGGCATTGAAAGCCTTTTCAGCGTCGGAGTAACCTTGGACTTGTACAGGAGCGGGCGTTGGATCCTCTAGATGTTTCCACCAATCGTTACCGCTACCGGTAACGTAGTTTTGAGCATGAGCCGCCATCGTTAGACCAGCCATGCTCGATAGAACCAATAGTATTTTTCTCATTCGCATGTATACAATCCTTATTTGAAAACGCAAGATGTTTTTCAAACTATTATGATCTACGTCGCCATTCTCGCCGGCACCGGTTTGACCGCGATGTCGGAACGGGTAGTCACTAAGATTGTTTTGGCTCCTCAAGTGACCAAGGTCTGGATATTGACTCCCCGGAATCGGTATTTGCACGCAAACTTTTTCATTCGTTCGCCCAAGCTAGTTCATATCAATTCTTGGGAAGGTCCGGATTCGCATGATGCAACCGGCCGGAACCGCGAACGACTGCGATGCGCCATCCAGCTTTATATCCAGAATCAGTTGCCGCCGTATCCAGAGTGGATTTGGTTCGGCGACGAAGATGCACTGCCAGCGGACGATTTTTTTGAGCAACTCGAATTGATCCGTTACCAGGGACCCGTGCTCTTAAGCGGGCGAACATTCAATAGCGACGGTAAACGCTGGTACGATGTTTGTTGCTTCCAGACTGACGGTCACCCGTTCTGCGTGCCGTATGAGTCCTGGGCTTCGCCTCGCTGGGCGCGTGACCTTTATTTATCCGGTAACCAGCACATCATTAATTGGCCTGGCTTCTGTTTGAATGTTCCCTATCCAGATATTCGGGGCGAAGATCCGCACTATTGCTGGGCGTTCAAGAAAGCCGGCGGCAAACTAATTTTCCGACCAGAATTGAGTTGCACTCTGCAGAAGTTTCACGCGCCCGCTAATTACGGCTATGCGCCCGTCCTGCCGATATGAATGACGATTAGGAGTAGACCCAATAGGCAAACGGCGTCCCGGCTAATTGCCGCACGTTCCGGTTTAACCGTTGTCGCCACTCATTTAATACCCTAACCACGCCCGGGTGGCGCTCGTCGTAATCGTGCCAAATAAAAACCGAGCCAGGCGTGGCCCGGGCTAAAGATTTTTCGGAATCGTTCCGGCAAGCTTCATAAGTATGCGCTCCGTCGATAAAGAAAAAATCCGGTGAGCCGATCCCCTTAAAATTCCAAGTTAGAGTATCCTCTAAATATTGGGTAATACGCTCCGCGCATCCACTCCCGCGAAACGCCCGCCCGACATCCCGCCGCTCAACGAGGTGCTTATCCTGGCCGGGAGCATCTTCTACGGTCGCCCCTAAAGGCAGATCGACCGTAAAGATATGAGCCTTTGGTAAAGCAACGGCCAAAGCGTAGGTGGTCTGACCCATGAAAGTCCCGACCTCTAAAATCGTTTCCGGCTGACGGAGCATGGCCACGGTTAGGAGGATATCGAGTTGCTCCCGAGATAGTCCGCCATCTTCGTAAACCCACCTAAAAGCCGGGCCCATTGGGTAAGGCCGGCCTTGCGCGATCTCGGATAAAGCAATGCACGGCAAACTCATCACGGCTTTCAGACTGAACCGGTTCGTTCCGTTTCCTCTTCCAAAACGCGGCGGACCATCTCCGCGATCTGTTCGCCATCCCCATAGCCGTTGACCGTCACGTTGATGGTGTGACCGATGGCGCCGGCACCACGCAGCGGGACCACCGCTTCCGGTCCGGATTCGCCGATCAGCGCAGTCGTCGGTCGACGCACGATGCCGCCAGCCGCAAGCCGGAAGATGTCCTCATTCATCGGATTCTTGCTTCCGCTGCGATCGGCGAACCGAACGTGGCGCCCTTGATCGTCAGTGAACCATTGCCCTGGCTGCACCCCGTAATGAGCTTGGGCGCCGTAGCCAAGCGCGACATCGCCGGGCTGAAGCGGACCAGTCACTCCGGGCCACGCCCCAATGCGGTGATAGGAGTTGTAATCGTAATTAGGAGACCCTGGCGGATCGATCGACGGACCGTACTCGGTGACGCCAGCACCGCCGCCAGCCGCACCACCAAAGCCGCCCGCCGCGGCACCCAGCGGCATCGAGAGCAGCGTTTGGGTAAATGCATCCAGCGCAGCGGTCGCAGTCTCGGTTGCTGGGATCAGACCCGGGCTATGACCTTCGAAAGCTTTTGTGAGTGAGTCTGTCACTGTCAGCAAAGCGGTATCAACTTTGAGTTTGTCTTGGGCAAGAGTTAAAGCGGCTTTGGCGGGCTCGATTTGGTTCTGCAAGCCCATTGAAATTTTATCGTTCAATTCCCTTTGCCGTTGGTTAACCATCTCCCGGTCGATATCCACAGTGCTGCGGGCTGCCGAGATCGGCGTTGGTTTCCCCACAATTTTGTCCCAGAAATCTTTGATGGTGTTGAAGAAACCAATGACTTGATCGTGGCCGGGTCCGGCGCACCAATCTCCGAAATCGCCAACAGCTTTGAAGAATTTAAAGATCGGTTCGATGTAATCGGTTTTGATCTCGGTAGATATCGTCAGCAAACATTCTAAAAAATTTGTGACCTGCTCCGTCTGAATGCTGCCCAGAATATTGGAGAGCTGATCTAACCAGGTAGTCAGTTTGTCTGCGGGACTTGCGGCAGCTGGTAAGATCCCCGCCGATTCGAAGTCCCCTCCGAGTTTCCACGCCGGCGTTACCATGCCTAGTTGCGGATGTTGCTTGCCGAAGGTCTCCGGTCGTTGACCGGCAAAGGCGTAAATGTCGCTAGTGAGATATTTCGATTCTGCGCTTTTCGAGATCAAACCCAGCTTCACCATGAATTGCTGGATGCCATCTCCGACGGTCTGAAAAAACGAGATAATCTTCCCCCCATCGAACAGCTTGAAATGCTCGGTCATACTGTCCGCCATGCTCTTTATACCTTTTAGCCAGGTATCGAACGCTTTCAAAAATCCGCTTTTCTCCAGCAAGCTTAAGAGCGTCATGGAAATATCGTTAACGATGGCGCCGAGATCCTGCTGGATATAGAGCATCCGATCGAGGAACCCGGTCCAGACACCTTGAGCAGTGTCGGCGTGCTTCTTCATACCGTCCGCATAGAGCCCCATGTTGTGCGTGAGCTCGTAGATCGCTTTGTCGATATCGGTAAAGGTGATCTGTTTATCGTGGATCATCTTATACATGCGCTGTGTGTCAGCGTCGGACTTCGGATCGAGCCCGTAGGCTTTCATCAGCTCGGACATGATGTTGACACCAGCCTTGCTGAATTGGTTGATGATCCGCTTATCGACAAGGTGCTGACTGAAAGCCTCACCGTAGGCAAGCGTCAATCGGCCCATTAAATCCGGACCGCCGCCGAGCCCCGCCACGATATCCCCGAGCTCTTCGGTCCGAGATTCGAGCATTTCCTTTTGCATGCCGCGACCGGTGAGCGAGCGGGCGGTCTCCAAAAGGGTTTGCGCTTGGAAGGGAGATCCGACGGCCACTTCTTGGAATCGGCCAATCATGGCGTTGGCATACGCTTGATCGCGTAACAGGTTCCCGATCCCTTTCTGCACCATCTCGAAATCACTGGCCGCTTTCGAGGCTTCTTGCAGTTGGGTAACGACTTCACCGATGCCTTCTTTGACCGCTTCAATCCCGGTCTTGAATCCTTCCCAGAGCGCTTCGCCGCTGAAAACGCCGGCCGCAATTTCCTTGACTCGTTTCAAGCTAGCCTCAAAGCCGGTCAATTCTTCTTTGGCTTGCCTGGCGCCGGTCCCCATCTTCTTGAATCCCTCGGCAACAGTAATGTTGACCTGACCAATCTGTTTTTCGATGCCCGCCAACCGGTCCAAACTGTCTGCCAGCTTTTTGACTTCACCGACGACTTTAGCGCTGGCCGCGCCGACCGAGGCGTCCGTATGCCCGGTTATCAGGAGTTTGAGTTCTTGGAGGTCTCTAGTCATTTCACATCGCGTCTTTAAAGAATTCGCCGGCCACAGTTAACCAATCAAAAAAATCGCGTATGGGCATTTTCATCCAATAGCTCAGCGGCGGACAGCGGTACCCCATAAAGAGATACGCTTTCCTCATCAGATCGGTGTCAGCTTCGTCCTTTACTTCTGACTCTGGGAAAATTGAAAAGCTAAGCTTCGAGGAAACAGAGTATTGAGATCGGTGAAATTCAGCTTAGCGAGATCCTCGGGAGGAATATCGTTGAGCTTGGCAATCACCAGCATCAACCAATTGTCGTCCTGCGATTTGACGGGGAACCTGCGCACCGCGCCAGGCCAGCGCCGGTTCCACTCTTCGACCAGCTGAAAGTACGTCACGCCATCGAGGGTGCTCGCATCGATCAGCAATTTATCCAGGGTCCGCGTGCCGGCCCGAATCGGCTTGGACAGCATGAAATACCGAGGATCGTCCTCGGGTTTCAGTTCTTCAGGGGCACTATTCTCTTCTACGACTTGCAGCTCACTCATTCCGGTAAGCTACTTACCGGGCTCAAGTATTTGCGCGTGCACCCACGTTCACATCGACGCCGTTCAATACACAGACGTCAGACATCGGATCAATCTGCCACATCGTCTTTCCTTGGAAAACCACTAGCAGAAAGGTGACATCATAGACCTGGCTGACAATCGCTTTGACGCTGGCTTCGCGTTTACCCAGGTCATGCTCAGAGGAAAACAGCGTCATTACCACCTCTTCGGCCACATCGGAAAAGAGCCCGCTCGCATTGTTGAAATTATACACGTCACTCATGATCCGCACTTGCTGACCGTTGCCCTGAAAGAGCGCGAAAGCTGGAACGCTATTGACATGCCAATTGATTGTACACTGCATGGGTTGGACGTTGCCCATCACCGGCACGCTTAAACTGCCCGCGATTCCAGCACCGCTGATCGTATCCTTGACGAACATCAGCTTCGGCATGACCACATCCGCGACGCCGATTAAAGCGCCCCCTGCATTGGGGTACACGTTGTACTGTTTCAGACTGAAAGGGTAGGAGATCGCCATATGTCAGTACTTACTAGGTTCCAGTCCCAGCGTTGATGGTTTGGGAGACCTGACTAATCCACGCGGTAAGATCAGGAATGGAGAATTGCAGCATCAATTGAATGGTCCGGATCTCGATCGGGACAACCATATCAATATGGTAGGTGTACTCGCCATTGATGACGTTCTCAGCCGGATTTTCCTCTGGGAGAAAGTAACAGTGAAAACTGTTCAGCGCCTGAATTTGAACCTGGGCATTGCCAAACTGGGAAATGGTCGCTTGAATCGCGGAGAGCGATCGCTGGTTACCGGGTAAGCCTTTGAACTGCTGAAGCGTCAAGCTCATGGTTGAGCCGAACCAGCAGAAATACCGGCGGACATTGATCCACATAAAAATCGGATCCGAGCCGCCTGGGTAGTAGGGAGTTAATCCGCCGTAAGATTTCCAGCCGTTATCGTTGACAAAAGTGCTGACTCCCCACTCTTCTATTTGGTCGGCCCAAGTCCAATTAACCCGGACCTGCTTGAAGCTGGGAGTGCCAAAGGTGCCGACATAGGTGCGATCGATCGCCAACCCCTTGTTGTCCGGACTGACATAAGGAACAAGCCCGTAGCTGGCATCGGTTGATGCTAAGGTCACCGCTTCGATGGTGGCCGCTTCATAGACGTATTTGCCGTAAGGGCCTGGTGTGCCTAGACCGCCGTGCGGCCAGCTGCCGATCGAGAACGCGCTGACCATGTTCTGGCTATTTTTCCACTCCAGGATCCCGTTATAAAATTGCACCGCTTCCGGATCGACGCTGTATAAGTAAATGGCGCGGAAACGGCCATTATTGATCGACTGGACCCGGGCATTGCCGGCCGCGTACACGACATCGTTACTGGTCCAACCCGGGCAAAAAACAATGGCCGCAGTGATATCGGTGTGCTGATAAACGTCCTCGATCACTTCCAGCCCCAGATTATTGCCGTTTACATCAGTACCGCCAGCAATGTCGTCCTCGGTAATTCCGGAGACGATCGGAGTACAATAAGTCAGCGAAACCGAAGTTTCCGCGAACATGGGCGAGGCGGCGAACACGGTCAGGGTTGCCGATTTGAGCGTGTTATCGTCATAGGCAAATTGGAAGTCGGTGCCGTTGACGTAGACACGCCCCGCAGTGCCTTTAACCACTAGGGAAGGAAGAATGACTTCGGCGTCAATCGTGACGAGTCCATTGACCAGCGGAGCGTTTAGGGCGCTGACCTGGGTATGATTCTTCGCTAACCACGGATCCCAGACGTTGTTATGGATTTGCGGGCTGACCGGTTGGGGAAAAGCATCAATGAAGCCGGCCTGATAGACCTGCATCGGCGGAAAGGAGATCCAGTCATCGGATTCCCCGAGCTGGGTCGTAAAATCGGCAGCGATCGTGCAAAGAATGGGCTTATTGACTACCTGCGCGTAAGGACTGACCCCGCTCCCCGGTTGGGTCCAGACGATCGGACTGCCATCCGGATTGTTCGATAGCGAGTGAACCGGATAAACGCCCGTATTGAAGAAAGCCGCGCAGTTGGCCTGAATAACCGCCCGCAATGCGGTAGGGACATCAACAGAAATTACGCCGGGTTGTGGAAGGGCCATAAGCTTTTAGCGGTTGACTCGGATTGGCGGACCTTTGCGAATCGCCGGTGCAATGGCGCCACGAAGTGGTGGCGCGCCCGGCGGGCGGTGTTTCATGAATTTCTCGTGAAAATCTTCGAACAGATTGGCGAACGCCGGTGAATTGTTATAGGCGGCTAATAGCGCCGGTGGGAATGCCGCCGTACCGCCGATAAATCGTTGGAACTCGCGAAGTCCTAACGCCTTGTTTTTCGGTCCCACATAAATCAGTACCTGCGGCCGAGTTGCGGCGGTGGTTGGTCCAGTTGCTTCGGTGCTCACCTTGTCTATTACTTACCGGACAAACGGAATCAACTTCCTACGCTGGTGCGTAGGGATTATCTGGAGAAAAATTGTTGGTGGGAGTTTCAGAGACTTCGGCGCTCTCCCCACCGACGCCGCTATATTGCAGGTCGCCTTCCACCCAACCGCCGCCACCGTAATTGGGATTGATGCCTGGCGTCATAATGCCGAACTCGATCTGCATCCCGCCCACGTAATAGCCGAACGTGTCCAGGCTGATGTCCTCGATCATCGACCACTTCACCGGCTGATCTAAGAGCAGGAAAGCGTTAGCCAGAGCGCCTTCCTCATAGAGGCCGCTGTAAATAGCGGTGATTATATCGAGGACGTCCAGGTAACCGTCTCGGGATTGATCGTCGTCCCAGGTCAAAATAAAAACGTGAATAGTGCATTCGCCGCCGACCCGATGAAAGCTGCCGGCCGTGGCTCGCACGGAAATGACCGGCGCCTTGTCCATGTTCTGGGTGCCGGCCTGATAAGAGGGGATTAGACCGGTCACCACGGTGACTGGCACCGACGTTGCACCGCCGTCTTCTGGAGACTTAAAGCGCATGTACTGCGTCCAGGCGACACGCGCTCCACTAGCGCCCGCTCCAGGTCCATCACGGTGAAAAGCATGCCTACTTAATCGCCTCCAATTCTGTTCGCATCCAATGTTGCCAATGGACTAAAGCGTTTTCCTGAGTGGCTTTGTTGACCGCTTTGCGGACGTCAGGATTATTCAACTGGGAAGCGACACTGGTCCCTTCCTGTTCGTGGATAGGATAACGTTTGGAATAGCTGCCGTCCTTTTGGCGACGCGAAAAGACTCCTTGGTGGCCACTGCTAAAGCCGGCGAAAAAAGCGTGCTGTAAAATCGAAGTGCGCCCGCGGATCTCGGTGAACTCGATCCCACCATAGAATGGTCCCATCTGGCCGGGTTTGCGTCGTACACGCCGGTATTTCCATTGGTTTTTGCTCCTGGTTAACATCTTGGCGCCGAGTCGCGGACTGAACAGCCCGACCGCTAAACGAAAGCCTTTGGCGTGAATAGCCCCAACGAGATGGCCTGGCCGAGCGCGATCAATTTTAACGTCTTTCGAAATGGTGTTTCTACCGATCTGTAGCCGCTTGACGATACTGTCCACGGCCACAGTCCGGCCACGCGGTAAGGATTCGTTGATGGTCTTTAAAACGACTTTCTCCGCTGCTTTAGGGACGCCGCGAAAGACGCGGTAAGTCTCCTGAATGTTTTGCAACGTAAAGCTATGTCTAATCATCAATGCATCCCCAAAAGCCGCATCGTGAGCGTGTAGAGGCCATATTCTAAAACGACGGTCTCCAGGTTGTATTTGGTGCCGCTGATATCGATCATCTGCTTGGAATAGATCTGGGCTCCAGAGGGCACCTGGCTCGCGTAAAACATGAAGAGGACTGACTCGATTTCCCCGACAATGTTCAGTCCGTGCGAATGGGTGTGAATCGCTCTGGACTGGTCGGTGATTAAGAGCCCGGTGATGTCCAGCGTGATCCGGCCATCAACGCTACCGTCTGAGAAAGTCAGGCTTAAGACGGTAGCATCAAACTCCTGGGTGTAGCCGAAAGCATCCAGAAACGTCTGCTGGACTTCGGGCAGAACGCTCATTGAAATTTACCGGGTTGCTTCCTGCTTTTTCAGCGCGTCCTCTGGGATCACTACCCTCTTTTTGAGATCGTCGGCGATAATCGCTTGAACGGTTTCTTCCATTTCCTGTTCAAGCGATTTCTCGTCTTTCGGTGATAGTGGCGGTTCCACTATTTCTTGGGGATGGCGATCTGAATCGGTTTTCCTGGTCCCAGGGATACGTAAAGGGTGATGGTATCGCCGGGTAACAGAATCGGATGTTCCGGCGTTAAGCCGTTGCCAGGTTCTGACGGTGCCTCCGGCAATTCAATCGGATGGGCGGGTGCGACCGGCAAATAGATCGGGTGTTCCGGTGTTCCTTCCGGTGGATAAACAATCGGATGTTCCGCCCCGACGGGATAATAAATCGGATGCTCCGGTCCGATCGGCAAATAGATCGGATGTTCAGCCGTAGGCGGCACGATTTCGATGGGATGTGATGGAAATACTGGGAAATAAATCGGATGCTCGGGTCCACCGCCGGGAGCGATCGGATGAGTCGGTTTGCCCGGGATATAGATCGGATGGGTCGGGCTACCATCGGAAGGCAAATAGATCGGGTGTTCCGGTGTAGGCGGCACAATCTCAATGGGATGAGCCGGATAAACGGGAATGTAGATCGGGTGTTCAGGCTGACCTGGCGGCGTGATCGGCAAATAAATCGGCGGCATGACTACCGCGTCAGCAGGAGGAATGATGGGGCCACCCCCAACCTCGGGGATGGTAATTTTACCAACAATAACGGCATCAGAAGTCGGCATAACAGTAACTACTTACTCTGAATTTTCGCCTTACGGCGATTAATTGGTAATCCCGCTGTTTGTCGAATAAGCGAAGGCTTGCGTATACCTGAACGCGATGTCCGTAAAGAGGTTGATGACGATCCTGACCTCCGCCTGATGGGCCAGAGTATAAGGATCTGTAAACAGTTCCACACCACCGCCCCAGTGCCCAATAATGACATTGGAAAATACGCCAAAGAGCACCTGGTTTGTGGGTCCAATCTGGTTGCTGGCGATGTAAGGATAACCATTGACTTCGTTGTCCTGATCAATGAAGAACGCGGGATAAAATTGGTTCGTCGCTCGCGGATCGGTCCTGGCGTAAGTCTTCCACGCCGCCATCGTTTTTGGATTGATGATGTAACGCGCGCTCGGGTCATCCAGGTTCACGTCTAAGAATCCGACGTTACCCTCGAAAGCAACGATATTTGTCCAAGTTGGATAACCGCTCGGGAAAGTGACGCTGGCCGCAGTCTGTTGATAGACGTTACCGGTCGGCGTATTAGCCGGATAATTGAAAATCCCGACTGGCGCCGGCGCGGTCCCGAAAAGGCCGGCCTCATCCTCGGCCAACGCAATCACCGTCAAAAGATCCTCGGCGATAATGGCTTGAATCGAGAGCACACTTTGGGCGAGTAACATCTTGGAAAAGTTACTCACTGCGCCTAAACGGATTGGTTCTAAGGGCACCTGGTTGAAGGTGCGATCGGTGTTGGTCAAAGCCTGGACTTCAGTGGCCCAAGTCGCGGTTGCCGCCGTGATCTGGCCGGGAATCGCCAGGTTATCGCGCAGTCCTGACATCATGGTCGCCCCGGCTCTGCCGAGCACCATCTTATGTCGTAATAGCTCGATCAGACTGGGCACCACCGTGGTCTGCACCAAATCTCCCCCAAGACCAGGAGTGCCGACCACGGCGTCGCGGGTCGCCAGCCGACCCAATGGCGTATTTCGTAACGCATACCCGAAAGCTTGCTCTGGTAACCAGAAACTATCCGGTCGGCTCTTGCGATTAACCCGAGACATCTCTTGATCAATTTCCAATTCCAGACCACTCAGGCGATGCTCGCCGCCTTCCATGATGGCTTTGCAGAGGTCATAGCGGGCCATATCCCGATTTGGGACTGCACCGGTCGGAGGCGTCGGAATTACGTTCTGGGTTTTGATCTTATGTTCGAGAATGTAGGCGTTGAATTCCGCTACCGTCTTATCTTGGTTGACGAAATCGTCGGCTTCTTTCTCGGCGCCGAAACGCTTGCCGATTCCGGTTAATTCGCGAATGCGGGCGACTTCTAACCGTCTCGCCTCGTTCAGCGTTTCGCTTGTAATTTCGACAACATTAGTCTCGGCCATAGATTCTCGGATGGGGTTTTCTATACTTACCGCAGGCGCGGGGGCTACTTCTTTGGAGCGGCCGACGCCAACACTGATATCCGCCGGCACGCTCACCACTGATATTTCCAATGGAGTAAATCGGGTCACCAGATAGGCGCCACGCGCTCTAGCTAATGCCCGATAATCGTCCTCTTCCTCCGCTTCATCCTCGTCCTCTTCGTCCTCCTCGTCCTCGTCGTCTTCGCCGCTATCTTCGCCGCCCATCTCGCTTTCCATGGGATGCATCTCGCCGTTGTCCTTGGCAAAGTAGCTGTCTAGTTCCTCATCTTTGAGTTGCCGGATCTTATCGATCGAATAACCGACGCTGACACTGCGTTTAATTCCGTCCTCGATATCGTTTAAGAGTTCTTCGCCGCGGACCGAACGGGAGATCTTGACCGTGGCAAAAGCTTTGTGCCCGTCCACGCTATAATCGGTGACCACGCCAAGCTGGTCTTCCCAGTTATGATTGACTAGCAAGGCCAAGCCCGATTTTAATCGATCGGTGTTCAGCGCTCCTTTCGCGTGGCTCAGAATCTCATAGCCATTCTCGCGAAGATACGGTTGATCGGAACTGAAGCTTAAACGCACCAAGCGCTTTTCCCGGTCCAGAAATTTCTTCTGGAGCGCCAGCTCGCGATAGCGGACCATTTCCGGATTTAGTCCTTTATCGCCTTTTTTATATTGCGAATAGCAGATAGCCAAGCGCTGATCTTGGGGACGGTCCGGATCAGTCTCGGCCATGGCGTGCATGCACCGCTCGATAAATTTGGATTCTTCTTCGCCGGCGTGAGGCGTTGGCAATGGCATTTACTGATTACTTACCGCCGGCTTAGGCTTAGGTTTGCCGTTGCCGCTCGGTTTACCACCGCCGGCAGTGACCGCTTCGGCTTCGGTCTCTTCCGGATTTTCCTGGGTCGACATAATTTCCGGATGTCGAGAATAGGGATTCACGAACACTAGGCCGCGCTCTTCCGCCATCTGTTTTTCTTCTTCGAGCTCGTCGTAGACTTCCACGATATCTTCGCCTTGTTCCTCCAGTTCGCGCCGGTGTGTCGAGAGTCCGCCATCAATGGCGCCCAGAGCGGCTTGGACATCTTTTTCCGGATCAACATAACTCCAGCCGCGACCTTTCCAACGCACCGCGCTGTTGATCGGGTCCAGCTGATCAATGGTGACTCCCGGCAAATTCCCGGATAGGAATGCCATCTCGAGCCAGGCGCTGAAAATCTGGTTCAGTACCTGTTGCGAATAAAAGCGCTGAATGTCGCGCCAAAATTCCACTTCCTGATCTCGGCCAAAGCGAGCACTGGAGTAGCTCGTACTTTCTAAATCGTTGCCCATCGAGTTATACATGATCCCTAGGCCGCTAGAGATCGTGCGGAGCATGGCCTTGCGGTAATCGCAATATTTCTCCGGCGTATGCCCCAGGTCCGGGACGGTGACGTTATAACCGGGCGGTAACTGTTCAATCATGCCGGCACTGAATTCCTGGATCGTGTTGCCTTGGGCGTCTTGCCCGACCCCTTCATAGGTGCCTTCAGCATCTTTGCCAGGCGTCAAAAATCCCATCCGGCTCGCGGCAATGCGCTGGGCTACGCTGATGGCCATCTCGTATTCGCCCAACATCCGCAGCTTCAGGATAACCGGAGCAAACCAGCTCATCCCGCGCACGGCGGTAATCCGATCCGGCATCCAAACATGGATCATCTCCCGCGCCAACACCCGCAGCGTGGGTGCCCCATAATTGTTGGCAAAGAGATCCTGCTGATTAAATTTCTGCAGGTGATAGGCAACGACTTTACCGAGTTCGTTAGTCTCAACGCCGGTGGTCACCCGATTGCCGAACTCGTTTTTTTCTACCGTGTAGTAGAGGTTCAACGAATCGACCTCCAAAATTTGGATGGCGAAGCGGAACTTGTTCGAGTGATTGCGTAATAAGCGAATCATGCATCCGCCATCTCGCGCTAAGGCTTTTAAAATCAGCTTATCGGTCTCTAACCCGCTCCATTGTTCGGTGGCCTCATAAATGCCTTGCCGGCGGAACTCTTGCCAGGCTGCATGCACGGTCGCGTTGACCTTGGTATTGAATCCTTTGCCGATCTTATTTTTCAGTTTGCTATGGCATTGGATCCCTTTGTACCCCAGCACCGAGATACAGAGTTCGCGCAAAAAACAGACCGCGTGCGAATTGTTGCGCGCTAGGTCGCGAGCGTAATTGGTGACATTGCGCCAGGCGGTCAGCGTCTCGTAACTCTGGCTAGTGGTCCAGTTTTCCCAGTCCGCCGTCAGCGCAGAGGGCAACGCCGCATCATAAGCCCGTTTACCCAGTTGGAGATGGCGCGGTGCCGGTTGCTGGCGTTTCGGCACCGGCGCCGCGTTGACTTTCGGACCCTCGAGAAATTGGATCAGCTTTTCGAAGAGCGCCATTTAGTAATTCCTGACGAAACGCGGCAGAATGCGGCGGCTCCGCTGTTGACCAGAGAGCTTGTCTTGCTCGGCTTGCACCTGAATAGCCAGCGAGTTCCTAATCGCGTACAGATCTTTGAGGTTGTGCAGCGTGTATTGCTTGGTACCAAAATCCATCATGGTCACCTGCTTGCTCGCGATAGCCAGAATGGTTTGATCAAGCTGGGCCAGCTGCTGTTGCAACATGGTCAACTCACCGCCGCCGGTCGACGTCAGCGGATCGGCTAACACCGTGACCACACCGGCCTGGACCGTGTAACGGTCGGTACCATCACTGACCTGCACCGAAAAGCTGTAGGGCTGAGCTAAGAGTTGGCTGGTCTCACTGCCCGGGATATTCCATTGAAACTGGCTGCTCTCTAAGACCGCATCGGCTTCCAAGCGCGAGGTGCCCCCATAAAAAATCGCCGTTGCGGTCCAAGTGCCGTCCCCGTATTGACCGGCACCCATGGCAAAGCTCCAGGTATCGCCAATCACCAGCGGCGAAGTGAAGACGACTTGGTTCGGAACGGTTCCCCCAACTATTCCAGAGTATCCGCTCATTTGATGCGACTTTTGTCCACTTCTCCATACTTACTGCGAGCTCTTCGCTAACAAATGTTCGATATAAGCTTTGCCTTCCAGCTTAAAAAGTAACCGCGCTTGGGGGTGGCCGTTAATGATCAAGCGCAGATTCTCGGCGAGCGCTTTAGCGCTGCCTTTGCGGATGGCGCGGATGTTCTGCGCCTTGATGTACATCACCAGAGCCGGCGCTAAGCCTTCCAATAAACAGACTAAGTTCGTGAAATCTGCAACCGACAAATATCTGGCGTAAGGAATTAACGGCCGCGAACTGGTGCCGGCTAAGCTCGCGGGCGCAATTTCTTTCCCGTTAGGGTGATCTTCCCAGACCGCTCGCCGAATCTCTAGAAGCGTCAGATCGTGCAACCGGCGCGCCCGACCGTGGCCAATATTAAACACTGTCATCATGGCGTCAGCCGCTTCATGCCGGCGCAATTTGAAGCCGCACTCGATGTAGCTGTCCACCATCCAACGTTGGGCACCCAGTTCAAAGTCGTCCGTGCAGATGGTCTTTATTTGCCGGATCTTCCAGATCAGATCTTCCATCAGGGCGCCATCGCGCAGCGCGGCCGGTACGCTCTGCTCGTAACTGCTGTCCCAGTCCACTTGCTTCCGCAACTGCGCTTTGCGCTCCATGACCGCACTGCAAAGCTGGGTCTTAATGACCTTATTGACAAAGCTATACGCGCTCCCGCGCCCCGGATCGTAATGAGATACACTCTTGAAAAGCTTGAGATTGATTCGGGAAATCAATTCATCGCTGGCCACGTAGTAAGTCGTGCGCTTCTCTTCGATGTTGGCTTTGATTAGCCGAGTCGACTCTTTGAGGATCCCCTCAAACAGACGGTGATCCCCCGTCCGCTGAAAATCCAGCATCAAGCTGCTTACCTTTTCAGCATTGAAGAATTTGAACCCGCTATCATCCGTAAGCATTGAACCAGCTCTTGCGCGGCCTCAGCGGCATTGATAGCGGCTTGACTTGCTGCCTGGCTTTGGCCTGCGGATTTTTCAAAGGCTCGGTCGGATCCGGTGGCGGCGGCGGTTCCCGGACCGGTCGATCCGAACGCCAATCGTTAACCGGACTAGCCGCGAGATTTTTTAAAATCCGCTCGTAATCTGGCCGCAATAACACCAGGGCGGCTTCCGCATACACCCGGCAATCCAACGCTTCATTAGCCGCATGCGGATCGAGCGGCTCAAAATACCAGACGCTGCGCCCGTGATAGTAACCGGTCCTTTTCACTTCGCTGGTTAGCTGTTTGAAATACATCAGATCGTAACCACATTGTGGGTTCAACGGCCAATGCTGAAAATAGGGTCCGTGATCAACCCGGTTTAACCAGGAATACAAATCTTGTTTCGGTACATCCACCTCCGCAGTGTATAGCCGCCGATTCTGCTGAGCCGAGCTCGAGACCCATTGTGCGTTGTTCCCCCGCTTGCCTTTTATCGCATACACCCGACGCGGTTTACAACGCTGGCTATAAGCATAAATCTGGGTGGGTCGATTGCTCGAGTCCACACACGCGCATTCAACTTTTAAAAGGTGCCCGCTGGGATGCTTATAAAATTTCTGGATCCATTCATCGTACTCGTTGAACACTTCGGACAACGAGGTATCGCCTCTGAACACCCGATAAGCGATTCCCCAGCGTTCCCCATCCAGACCCACCGCCATAATCTCGGCTTCTAACCGGTCACCTTGGACGTCGCACCCGCTCACTAGTAACAGCGCGCGTTCCGGTAATATCACTCCGCCCTTCTCGTCTTCTGCGTACACTTCCCGACGGGAATAAAGCACCTCGGCCGGTAAAGGTTTCTCGGTCGCAACTTCGTAGCTCTCCGCTAATACTAAATTCTGAAACCCTTGGGTGTTCCCGCTCCGATGCGCTTTTAAAAACCGGTCCACCCAGCGGTGTAACCAAGACACATAGCCGCGCTTAGTCGGGATGAGACAAACAAACGCATTGAGCCAGTAACCCCGGCGATGCTTGATCCCGGGCTGGGTCGCAATCCAGCGACCTTTGCGCACCATCGCTTTTCTATCCTTTTCGCTCAGATGCGCTTTGCACACCGGACATTCGATATAAGCCGTCTCCGGGTAATGCGTGACCGTCTTACCTTGGCCATCAGTCTCTTTGTCCCACTTGATGTCTGCCCACATAATCACAAAGAGCTGGTGACATTTCGGACAAGGTACGTGCCACTTGCGCAAATCAGTTTGGGCTAGTTCCGCTTCGATCCTGCTAAAGTGCCGGAAGGTCGGCGTCGAGGTCAGAATCGTGAAACTGTTGGGTGCCGCCTCGGTGCGTTGTTCCCCCAACTCGAGCGGGTCGCCTTCCCCTTCCACATTTTTGACGTAACCGTCAATCTCGTCCGCAATCGACACTCGGGCCGTATCCGCTCGCAGATTGCTCGCACTGCCCACCCCTTTGAGTTGTAGCGTACCACCCGGAAATTTCTTTAACGTCTTGGTGTTCTGACCGTACCCAGTCCGGATCCCTTTCCGGGATACTTGCGTATCCACTAACGCCGTCAATTTCGGCGTAAATTCTATCAACGGCCCTAGCTTCTTCTTTGACCAGTTCTCCGCGTCTTCGCTCTTCGGGAACAACATCTGGATCGGACAAGGCTGCTCCGCGATTAGCCACCCAATGATGCATTCTAGGAGCGCCGTTTTACCCAGTAGTTGCGACGCCCAATCTAGCACCAGCGTGTTGAGCTCTTCCTGCACAACGCAGTCCATGGGCTCAATCTGGAATGGCCAATTCCGCCACCGCCCAATCCGATAACTTACCCCCGGTGCCAGGATCCGGTTCGCTTCATTCCATTCACTGGGAAGGATTAAATCTTTTGCTCGGCAATTGCTTAAAAGTTCCTTAACGAAGGCTAATATTGCCGGGTCACTAATCCGTATCGGCTCGGTGGTGGTTCGCCGCTTTGCTGGTGCTCGCCGCCGTTTATTCTTCGTCCTCACCTTTGGCTAAGCGCACCCCTTGCTTCTGGCTGACATGCTCAAGGATTAACGGCAGATCCGCGATCGAGCGCAGTAAATCGTTCTTCTCGTCGGCCGATAAATCACTGGCTCGAATGATCTGCGCGATACTCACAAACACCGTTTCTAACGCCTGTTGCAATAGCGACCGGTCTAGCACCACACCGCGCAGGACCGCCGTTTTGAGTTCCTTCAAGTTCGCGCTTGCCGCTTTATCCCGAAGTTGCTCCTGTAAAAAGCGCCATTTGAGTTCCGCCGACGTTTCCCCGTTTTGTCCGTTCCCGTTTGGCTTTAAGAGGATATTTTTTTCCATCGCCTGGGATACATCCGCTATAAAACAAGTCGTTCTTTTCCATGTAACGCAAGAGAGCTCGAACATTCTTGACGTTCTTTAAATATCCTTCAGCCAAATTGCATTCTCTACAGAGCAGACCCCTAACAACGTTAGTTTTATGGCAATGATCAATATGGGGTCGAGTCATTCTTGAGTCAGGCCGAAATTCCATCCCGCATACCGCGCAGCGGTTATGTTGTCGCTCTTTGAGTTTTTCAAATTGGTCAATGCTTAGACCATGGACCCGTTTCAGAAAGTTAGCTCTTGTCGATTCGGGCCGGTTACTCTGCATTTGTCGCCGACACCTCTTGCAGGATTCATAAAGGCAACCTTTATCCTTTCGTTCCTGAAAACTTCCTGGTCCCTTAAATTTGCCGCATTTCGTACAAGTGCGCCCATGCGTGGAGTAGAATCTTTGTTGTTCTTCTCTTTCTTTTCCTAAGATCCTGTGTTTGCGCCTCCATGCTTTTTTGTCGGCAGAGTGTAAAAAAGGCATCTGAATAAAAATTTTTCACAAACACAAATTTTTCGGGCTCCTCAGAGCCGCTTTGTCCATGGGGTTAAAGGGACCCCAGAGTTATGGGCGAGGTGAGGTTTAAGAGCCGGGAACCCATTGGCTAGGATGGCCATAGGAGGCGCTGAGCGCTCGCTAGCGAGGTTTTTAGCGTCATGGCAGGTAGCGGATGAGGTGCATAGAGTTGGAGCGCGGCAGCGGTCGCCGTGCGGCTGGGATGGTGAGGTTTTGATTTTGGGCGGTGGCCTGATTTTCGGACCCAGCCTGCAATGCCGCCTTGATTAAAATATTCGAATTCATCGGAGGGTGGGATGGGATTGATCATTGGCGTGGGGAGTTGATTAGCTCGCCCCGAGCCATGGCCCATGAGTGAAGAAGCATGCCAAACCACTTCAATTGCGGAATAGCCTTTGGCTCGGGGGAGGGCAAAAGGATTGTGGCAGGAAAAAGGGTGGAGATCAATTCTTTGAAGCTGATTGGGTTAATGGGTTCTGAATGCAACTAAGTCCGCGGTTCTAAGGATTGTGGACCAAACCCTTCGGTGGTCGTTCTACAGGTCCAGATTTATTACCTTTAGGTAAATCTGGTCTGGACCACCTTACGGAAGTCCAGACCTTGTAATTGTGGACTACTCAAGACTCTGGACTTCGGACTAAGATTTAGCAACGCGTTCCCAGGTGTTAGTAATTCCATCTTTAGCAATCAATTTTTGTTCTTGAGCGGTAGCTAAGAGTTCAAAAAAAAGGCTTTTGCTCATTCCGGTTTCATCCATCACCAGTTTTTTCAGGTTAGTGGTGGTCATTTCTTGGCTACCAAGAATTTGGGCGATTTGTTTTGGTTGAAATTTGCTGGTCGGCCCAGATTTGCGAGGTTGTTTAAGTGCTTGGGGATCGAGGGCATCTTCCCGGATAAAAATCGGATAAGTCCATTTGATCACGCACGGCTCAACTGGCGGATGGTTGCGCAGGATAAATTCGAGAGTGTAACAATTCGCTTTTTCGTGGGTGGTCATGGTCAAAATTGAATCGGGATCACGTTGGAAAACGCCGCTTCCCGCAGCGCGGTCGATTGCTTCCTTGTTGGATTGGTTGCCCTTGGAGTAATGGTGCCCGAAAAAATTCGCGCCATCGACTAGGGCAATCATTTCGTCTAGTTGCCCCAGAAGCAATTGCACGTCGCCGGCGGCGTTCTCATTGCGCCCGCCAAGGAGTTTGTAGATCGGGTCGCTGGTTAGGAAGGGGTGAGCGATCAGGCTGCATTTGTTTTTGAGTATGTCCAGAAAACGTCCCCAGCGGGAGGGATCGCCGAGTTTCTCATTGCGTAAATGCCAGACATAGAAATTTTCTGGGATCGGGATGGCGAGGGCACTAGCCACCAGTCGGACTCGCCATTCGAAAAAGGCTGGGGGAATCTCGAGGTTAAGGAAAAGGACATTGGTGGAATGAGTCTCAAAGCCCCACCAAGGCAGGCCGGCCGCGATACAAAGCCCCTGCTGGATCAGAGCCCAGGTTTTGAAGGATTTGCTTCCCCCGGCTAACTCGCCTTTTTCGCCGCGACAAATCATCCCCTCGATGACAGCCGGCGGGAACGGCAAATGCACCTTGCCGATGGTAGGTCCGTTGGTGATTTCTGGGAACGGCAGTTGCGTGCCATTTCCCAAGGGGGAGAAATCCTCGAATGGATTGATGTGATCCATTTTTTAGCGGTTCTCGATCTGACATTTTATTTTTAAAAATTGGCGACCGAATTGATCGGCTTCGAGCCACGCGCTTGCTTGATAAAGCTTGCCGGCAATTTTGCCTTTGCCGATTGCGTAGGGTTTAGGCGCCTGCTTGCCGGTTGCGTAAAGCCGGAGCTCGCCGCGGGTGAAAAAATCCGGCGGTCGCGGTGGATCGCTCACCCGGTTTTCGATGCAATTGCGCAATATGGCCAAATAAGCGCGCCAAATGTTCTCCAAGTGAGGCTGAGCTAACCTCTGGCCATAGTCTTGGAGCACATAAACCTCGTTTAAGGCTTGGAGTCCGCCGCAAGCCTCCAGTTGGCCGAGCTCGCGCAGCACCTGGACCACACTGGCCCAATCGGCGGCGTTGGCTTCGCTCCAAGATAGGCTGATTGCTTGGAGCAGGGTCCGTAAATACGGTTGAATGATAGCAACGGCCGGATCGAACTCGCGCAAGAATTGGGCGCAGCGCTCCGGTTCATGCCAGAGCAACGAAATGACGGCCATCTCTATTTCCGGCGCAAAAAAGAGAATAGCCGGCACTTGATCGCTCATCTGGCGGTCCTCGCAAATCAAGGTTGAGAACCAAATTCGTTTATTTCGACTTGTTGCAGCGTTTTATATTTGGCTTTCCAAGCTTGTAAGCGGGAATTCCAATACGCCATTTCTTGGGCGTAAGCCTCGGTTACCGCCGCATGGTTAGCGGTGATGATTGCGATATGAGCAACGGCGTCTTCTCGAGTGGCTTTGCGCATTTCGACGCGCTCTTGATCGCCAACGGTTAACCAACCATCAGGCTCGAAAGCAAAAACGGTTTGTTTACTGCCCCGCGGTTTAACTTTACGCGAATTGTCGAGTTTTTTGATATAACTCTGCGCGGTTAGGTGCGGGTCCATCAAATCGCGATTATGCGAAAGGAAATCTGCTAATTCCGCTTCCACTTTGGCCAAATCTAAACGCCCGTCAGATCCAGTATGTTTTTTAACTAAATCTAAAAGCTTTTGCCAAATCTCATCATTCATATGGTTTTGATCCGGCTAAAAGTTTCCTGTAGTACGTCTAGGCATTTACGCAGTCTTGCTGGCGTAAATTTGCCGCCGATCATTAAAACGAGAGATTCTGAATTAAGATCGAGATTGCTTACAATAGTTTCGACCCGTTCTTCTACGGTGATGGCACGAGGCTCGAGATAATTAATCATCTCGCCAAAGAGCCGGGTAGATAAAGCCACTTGCCGTTTGCGTTCGGCTTTACGTTCGACAAGTGCCGCCTCGGCTTCGCCTAAGCTCATCCGTTCCTCCACAACCAGATCGGCTAATTCCGGCGATTCTTTGTGCAACCGTTTTAACGCTTCATCGGTTGAGCTGCTTTGATCTTTACGTTTTTGCGCCTG